CTAGTATAATGCTCGTTCAAAAATATCTACGGTTTGTTTTTTCATTTTAGGAGTTACATGAGAATATGTATTCATTGTAATCCTTATATCAGTATGACCAAGTCTTTCTTGTACGTCTTTCATTATAGCTCCATTTTCTATTAATATCGTAGCATGGGTATGTCGTAACATATGAAAATTGAATTCAATATCAAGTGCTTTTTTGGTTTTCTTAACAAGGTACTTAACTGTTTGATTGGTGAATAATTCACCACCATCTTTTTTACAAACAAAGTCTATAGGAGTACTGGATTCTTTTTTATCAGTATCATCAATTAACTTAATGTGTTTTAGTCCATCAATTTCTTCAACATCATAATACGTATTTTTATAGAATTCTCCATAGTACATCTTTGATTCTAGTTGACGTTTCTTTTCACGTTTTAATATATCAAGCAATGTTTTACCAAAGTCTACAGTTCTAGGTTTCCCACCTTTTGTTTTACCAAGTTCCCATCGTTTTAATTCCGTGTTGTAAAACATAGATTTGTTAATACGTATAGTCATGTTAGTAAAGTCAATATCTTCCCATGATAATCCACATACTTCACCAGCACGTGCGCCAGTATGATAGGAGATAAGTAGAGCCATGTAATACATGGGTTCTGTATTTACTGATAAGATCTTTTGAAAAGTATCAGAATCTATAATTTTAATCTTACTGTCATCTTCAAAGTCAAGAAAAGTATCGAGGTTCCTATTAATCTTCTTTCTTTGAACATAGAGCATAGGATTATCTTTGATATACTTCTTAGGATATACAGCATATCGGAAAGCACCATTCAAAACAACCAAATGTGCTTTGAGTGTACTTGGAGCATATTTCTTTTGTTTTCCATCAAGATACTGTTGTAAATCATCGATTGTGACATCTTTTAATTTCTTATCTCCTAGGATAGGTTTAATGTGATTATTAATAGCATTAAGATAATCACACCGAGTACCATGACGAAGTACATCTTTTACACATTCGTCATACCAAATATCCAAAAGATTTGATACTGTCATATCAGTTGGTATAAATACTTTACCAGAACGTTCGGTTTCTGCTATTGACTGTAGCATGAGTGATCTAGTTTCAGCTTTATCGGTAGTTCCTTTTTTGCAGATTCGTACACCATTATACATGTAACGGTAATACCAATTGTTACCTTGTTTAAAGAGAGATCCTTTTGTAACCATAATTGTTCTCCTTTCATGTTTTTTTGCATAAAAATAGCGTGGTTGACTAAACCACACCAAAGATGATAAAATATTTTTGCAAGGTACTTTATCAGTTTTGGTCTGGTATAGTATGTAGTTTAGCCGTTCCTGTTGGCGCAGGGGCGGTTTTTTTGATAAAAGATTAAAAAGTTGTGTATATATTGACAATTCGTATATAAACTATTATTATATAAACAAGTCAATGAGAACATGTGTTCTTATGTTTGATTAAAAACATTTTGTGAAGTATAATAGTAGTGAAAGGTGGTGTGTTTATGAACAGGATTATTAGTAAGATAAAATATTATTCGGGTTTTATAGTACCCGTAATTATAGTAAGTTGTATTTTTTGTCTTGATAAATCTTTTGAAATAACTATAAATACAATTGAAAAGACAGATGATCTTGTGGGAATTATAACAAGTTTAATAGGTATTTTACTAACCGTTCTAACCATTTATCTTTCTTTTCCAAAAAGTGAAGACATTAAGAGAAGAATGAAAAATTCTGGGCATAATTATATCTTACTTTCCAATATAGCAATAGGTATAATAATACTTACACTTTCGCTACTTATATGGTTATTTACTTCTCATAATAATTGGGTAGTGTATTTATTTTGTGGAGGATTATCTAATACATTAATAACATTTTACTATATACTTGTTTTAAGTAAGTTCTCTTAGATGCTGGATAAGAAACTCTGCTAAACAGTTTTTAATATAATTTATATTTGTTACAGTATCATCAGAGATTTCTAGTGGTACTGTTTTTGTGTATATATTCTCAATAAAATCTAATGTTTCGTTTAATCCAAATTCATTTTTTCCAATCAATCGTAATTTTTCTAATTCGCCTTGAGTGTTTTGCTTTTTCCAAGACAATAATTTAGGTATTATTGTCTTGGGCTTTGCATTTTCTAGGCGTAATGCTATCTTTACCTTGGTCGATGTAAAGTCTGAATCGAGAGCATCATTTAATGGTGGGATATAATTTTTGGAATAAGATCTTCCTAATTCGTATTCTAACCAAGATAACTCAGATAAAGCTTGACCTCGTGCTGTCATATCTTCAATCATTTCAGGCAGGATTGTAATTTTAGAACAATTATTAGAACGTTCCCAAATAAGTTGGCATAGAGCCTCATGTATTTTAGTTATCTTTCTATTAGCAATTACAGCCATTCTATTTCTCAAAAAATCTACATAGAAAAATGTATAGCTTTCTAATTCGGATTCGTTTCCAATAGTTGTAAAAGGTTTTGTTTCTTTGGTTTTTTTATTTCTTTCCAGCATAAAATTTGTTGGTTTTATTATTTCTTTAACAGAACAAGTTCCAAATATTTTTGTTTTGTCATATTCTATTATATCAAAGAACAACTCTTTTTTTTCAAACTCCAGTGTGTAATAGTCTATGTTTGGAATAGCTGAATGAAAAATATCGTAGGTAAATTTATTTATATGTTCATTATTCATTCCATTTATTGTTATACATGGCTCTGGCTCAACGTAATAGAATTTTATTATCTTTGTTATACTCATTTTTTCCCTTTCTTTGTACTGATAAAAAGTATTCAAAAAAATTTATGTATTGAGCCTTAATTGAATTAAGGCTTTGTCAATTCCTGTACATCTTGCAAATTGGTCTATTGTAAATCCTTTGTATTCTTGTATCATATCATCAGTAATTAAGTAAAAGGCTGCAAATAAATTAGCTCTTTTTTCTATTTTAGAAGATAATAGTAAGGTTTTATTTCGAATAAAGTAACAGCTCGTCTTTTTGTCCAGTAAGGCATGACCAAGTTCATGAGCCATAACTAAGCGTAATTCGTTATTTTCTAATTTATTACTTAAGAATATATAACGATGATTCTTTAAAAACATATAATGTCCCTCATGTTTGCAATTCCCTATTTGATAAAGTATTCCTAAATGGTCAGCAAGTTCAAAAGGGTCAGAAGTTTGATAGAGTTTTTTATAATGTTCTACAAGATGTTTTATTCGCTCTATTTCCCCCATAAGTATACCTACCTTTTATATTTCTTTGGTGTGTACTTCTCTTTATTGATTAGTTTAAGCCTTCTTAGTGCAATCAGTAATTCATCTCGGAATAATTCTGCAGCTTCTGGATCAAGTTCTTCACCATTGTAACTTGCAGGTCCATCTTCACCTGATGAGAGTTTTTCCATGATTCGTTCTAGGTCTTTTGCTATATCTCTTTCGTCTTTTGGAGTAAGTTCTCTTTCGTTTTTATCTTGTTCTTTTCCTGTCATAAGGTAATCCACTGTAGTTCCTAAACAATCAGCTATTTTCTTTAATTTTTCGTTTTTAGGATTACTTCTTCCGTTCTTCCAATCAGAAAAAGTTGATTTTGTAATACCACTAATTCGCGCTACGTCCGAATCTTTCAACCCTTTTAAATCTCTTAGTTTACAATAGTTTTCATACATTATTATTACCTCATTCAAAAAAATTTTAAAATCCGTACAAAAAGTATTGACATGTTATGAAAACCGAACTATAATAGAAATGTAAAGTTCGGAAATCAGAACAAGCCATTTTGTTTATTATTATTAATTACCAAATATATTATAACTGATTTCCGAACTAATTGCAAGAAAAAGTTCGGAAAGGAGTGAAAGAAATATGTATAAAAAATATGTTGAGCTTCGAGATAAAGCAAAACTTACTGACTATGCAGTGAGTATGATGACTGGAATAACGAAGTCAACATTTACAGACTGGAAAAGTGGTAGGAGTAAGCCCAAAGTAGACAAACTAAAAAAAATAGCTGATTACTTTGGTGTAACAATTGAATATTTTTTAGAAGAATAGGAGGTAATCCATGATAAAAACAGAATTATGGAACGGTTATCAAAACCGTTTTGTTGAAAAAGATGGTGAGTGGTGGCAGTTGCAAAAGATGTGGCTATCAATTATAGAAGTTAGGTGGGCTTGGTATGAGTAAAGAATCTGAATTAAAAGTACTACATTTCGATTTAGAAAAGAAAGTATTTGAGGTTAATGGAGTACCGCTCCCAAATGATTGCGATAAATTAGATTTGTCATTTGAGAACGGTGAATGGGTATTAACATATAATGCAAGGATAACATTGAGCAGACGTTAGGGAATGAACTTTGATACGATGTCTATTACCTCGGTTAAATCATTTTTAAATCGGTTTTCCATGTATACTATTGCGTTATCATCGAGCTCAAATTCATCACCTATGTAAACGTGTAAATATTTTTTCTGACCTAATTCCATTTTAGTATCAGATATATCTGTATATTGCCACTTAGAAAGCACAATATCAGACTTGAAATATTCATTAGTGAATCTTTTTGAATCGCGTTTTGATATCCCATGATCTCGCCTAGTTAAGTATTCTTTGTATAGGCAGCAAATCATTTTATCAGCATCTCTGGTTAGTGGTGGCATTGTGTTACCTCCTGCTTGAAGTTCTAGTTGCTGCTGGAGTTTCTTTATAGCAGATTGATTAAGTTTAATTTTAACACTCGTCATAAACACTCCTTTTAAAAGTATTCCGTCTGGCACACGGTACTTACATTATAGGAGAAAATACAAAACATTACAAGAAAGGAAGATTATATGAATGAATTACAAACAGTGACAAATCAAACACCTATTGAAATCGCACTTGGGATTGATGAAGAAGGTATGACTACAGCAAAGAAGTTATATGCTTTTCTCAAATTAGATAAGAAGATAGTAATTAGTCGTGTCAATTCGGTTGATAAAGACCTTCAGAACTTCAAGCAGGATTTACCACTCTTAGGTTGTGATATGGATCGTATTACAACAGCAGTAAAGAAGATGGGGGTTAAGTGCCTTGGAGGTAAAGATAGTAACTCTTATAAAGATAATTCTATGCGTACAAAGGTTTACACGGATATTTATGAGCAATTAAAACGACAATTCGGTGTTAGCAGTTACAAATCATTAAAGCGTAACCAATGTGATATGGCACTTAAGATAATTGAACATTATGCGTTACCAATGATATTACAAGAAGAAATTCGAGATTGTAACGCACAGATGGCATTGCAATAAGGAGGGAATACATATGTCAGATGAATTACTTTTAACAAGTGAAGTTGCAAAGATATTAAAATGCAATCTTAATACAGTAAATGATTATATAAAAGCAGGATTACTGCCTAGATTAAAAATAGGACGTATTAGTAAATGTAGACGACTAGCAGTTGAAGAATTTATGAAGAAGTATGAGGGTTATGATCTTACTGATCCATACAATGTGAAACCAATAGAGGAGGCGAAATAGATGGAAAAAAGAACTTTGACAGATTACGTTTTTGATTACTATTTAAACGGTAGTACAGTTGTTATAGAGAATGGACAAGTAGTTGGATTTGAAACAGAAGAATAAAGGAGGGCCTATGAAACAGCCGAAGAAACCAACTCGTAGACAAAAGGAAATCATTAGAGACAACATGTTTGTTGTGAATAACTGGTTTGTTATTAGTGAAACTGATTTTTATTTACACATCATAAACAGAAATAATGGTAAGAAAAAAATGATTACAAAATATCCAACAAGGGAAAGGAAGACATGCAATGAGTAGACATGCAACCAAATAGAATGGAGTATCAGCATTGATACATAAGAAACCAGGAGCTGTATATATGAGAAAGGAGTACACATGCAAAGATTATATGCTTTAGATGCAGAAGCGGTAGACTGTGTAGAAAAGACTGCATTAGAAGAATTACGAAAGAATCCAAATGACTTATATGCAAAAGGAAAACTAGCAGGATTATTAGCCATTGGAGCAATAAAAGAATCCTCAGAAGCGGGAACTTCAAAGGATTCAAGCACTAAATAAAATTAACAACACTAATGTAACATATTGGGAGGTAGATGTCAATGTTGCAGATTGTATTTTGCAACGATGATACGTGCAAACACAATAAAAATGGTACATGTACAGCTAAAACACTGATACATGATGTACAAAGTATCGAGAGCAGGAACGAGATATTTGTAAAGTGTGTAACGTATGAAGATTTGAGGTGTGAAGATGATACCAGATAACCTTGATAGATTTGATCTATATGACAGAGAGAAAGAAAAAGACTTAGAGTATTACAACCGTTATGGCACAGATAGATGTCGATTAGGGCGAAAAGACGAGTATTTATTAGAAATGGAGGATAATGAATATGACATTATATGAATTAACAGGTGCAGCATTAGAACTTTATCAAATGATGCAAGATGGAGAAATAGAAGAAGATGTATTTAAAGATACTCTTGAAGCAGTGGAAGGTGAAATTGAATATAAGTGTGATAGTTATTGTAAGGTTATTTATTCGCTTAATGGTTACAGCGAATCGTTGCAAAAGGAAATAGAGAGATTAAAAGCAAGACAAGCTAGCATTGACAACAATGTTAAGAGAATGAAAGCAGTTATGCAAACCATGTTAGAAGCTACTGGTAATAGCAAGGTGAAAACAATCTTATTCACTGTATCGTTACGTAAGAATCCACCAAAATTAGTTGTAACTGGTGATGTACCGAAAGAATTTTTAATACCACAAGAACCTAAGGTAGATAACGCTGCAATTAAAAAATTACTTAAAACACAGGAGTTGGAATTTGCACACTTAGAGCAAACTCAATCATTATCAATTAGGTAGGTGATAACATGTTTAGACTTTTAAAGGCTAGCGAGATAGATGTTAGAATTGCGATGGTTAAAGAAAGTGGAGTTTCATTGCTCCTCTATAAAGATGCAAGATGCGATATGAATATACTTGATGAAACAGTAGGAGAAATGAACTGGATTAGATCGCATACTAGAGAAAATGCTAATTGTATTGTAAGCATATGGGACAAAGATAAGGGAGTTTGGGTGTCAAAAGAGGATACAGGCACAGAAAGTTTTACGGAGAAGGAAAAAGGGTTAGCAAGCGATAGCTTTAAAAGAGCCTGTTTTAATTGGGGAATCGGTAGAGAGCTTTATACAGCACCTTTTATCTGGATTAATAAAGATAAATGCACCATTAATGTATCTGAATATCAAGGGAAAAAGAAGTATACATGTTCTGATTCTTTTTACGTATCCCAAATATTTTATGATAGCGAAAGAAATATTGAAAAGCTTGCAATCAATAACACAAAAACAAGAAAAAATGTATTTGTTTATCCTAGTAAGTAGGTGGTTTCGTGTATCAACTTGCAAAATTAACAGGCTACCGAATAGATCAAGACGGTACCGAGCTGAGAATGTTTATACCTAATGTAAATCTTCAAGAACCAATTGAAGCAAAGAAGATGCGAAATGCAGGCGTTTGGCTAGACGATGGTAGGCATATAAGCGCAGAGCAGAGGAAGAAGGCTTATGCAACAATAGCTGACATATCTCTGTATACTGGTTATCTTCCAGAGGAAGCGAAAGAGTGGCTTAAGTATCTACATATTGCTAGAACTGGTTGTAATTACTTTTCACTTTCAACATGCTCCATGGACACAGCTAGAGAATTTATCAATACACTGATGGAATTTACTTTAGAGCATGGGGTTATCCTTGAAGATTTAGGAGTAAACAGAACCGATGATGTATCAAAATACTTATACTACTGCATTAAGCATCGTAAATGCGCTGTATGTGGTAGGGAAAATTCAGACATACACCATTGCGAAGGCTCAAGAGTAGGTATGGGAAACAACAGAAACAGGGTAGATAACAGCAATAGATTATTAATCAGCCTATGCAGAGAACATCATACAATTTGTCATAGTGATGAATTGAGGTTTTTTAAAGAAAATCATGTTTACGGAATCGTGTATAACGACGAAATAGACGCAGAAATTACTTAGTTAAAATCTTTGGACTTGTAGAATTACCCGCCTAAAAAATGATTTTACATGTTCACAGATACATATAAATGTAACTTATTAACCAATAATGCATAAGCATTAAGCACCTAAGGATTAATAAATATATCACAGAATATTACTCCTTATCCATGAGGGAGTGTGGCAACTCCCTCTAAACAAAAGAAGAACGGAGGAATCCGATGAGTATAAATAGTAAACAAAAAGGCAAAGCAGGAGAGTTAGAACTTGCCAAGGAGCTTGCAAAGTATGGATATGAAACAAGACGTTCGGTTCAGTATAACGGTAAAACAGAAGACAGTGAAGCAGATCTTGTGGGTTTACCTGGTATACATATCGAATGTAAAAGAGTTGAAAAACTTAACATTGATGATGCACTAGAACAGGCAGATAGAGACAACAAAGGCAAACGTGATTTACCATTCTATGAACGTGTATTACCTGTTGTTTTTCACAGGAAGAACCGTAAGAAGTGGAAAGTTACGATGTACATGGAAGATTTTATTGAATTATATAGGGAGTGGTCAAATGGCAGAGGTTAAGTGGATAAAATTAGCTACTCAAGTATTTGATAACCGAAAAATCAAACAAATCGAACGTATGCCAGATGGTGATAGCATAATTGTTGTATGGTTTAAATTATTATGTCTAGCAGGTACAGCAAATAAGAATGGAATGATCTATCTCACAGAAGAAATACCATATACAGAAGAAATGCTGATAACTGAATTTAATATGGAACAACGTGCTTCAACGTTAAGATTAGCATTAAGAACTTTCGAACAATTTGGAATGATAGAAATAATAGATAACGTCTTCTATATATCATCATGGGAAAAATATCAAAATGTTGAAGGTCTCGAAAAAATTAGAGAACAAACGAGAAAAAGAGTAGCAAAACATAGATATAATCAAAAGTTACTTGACTGTAACGTTACATGTAACGTTACCAGTAACGGTGATGTAACGCATGGTAACGCAACAGATAAAGATAAAGATAAAGATAAAGAAGAAGATAAAGATAAGAGAGAAAGAATAGATTATCAGCAAATAGCTGATATGTATAACAACACTTGCGTGTCGTTCCCTCGGCTTAAATCTTTATCAGATGCACGTAAAAAAGCTATAAAAGCACGATTAAAAACATATAGCTTAGCAAATATACAGACAGTATTTGAAAAAGCTGAACAATCTGATTTCTTAAAAGGTAAAAATACAAGGAATTGGAGTGCTAATTTCGATTGGATCCTAAAAGATGCGAATATGGCAAAAATTCTTGATGGAAATTATGACGATAGTAAGTCTATTTCAAACTTAAATCAGCAAGAAGATGCATTTAGTATGTTACAAAGAATGAAACAAGAGGGGGCATTTGATGAATAAACAAGAAACAACAGATGTAGTATCAATAATCATTGCTGCTTATCCTAATCATTATAAGTCAATAAATGCTAGTGTAATGCAAAATACAGTATTTATATGGCATGAGATTTTAAAAGAATATGATGTAAATGTTGTAAAGATGGCACTTAAAAGCTATATAGCTAATGATACAAAAGGGTTTCCACCTGCCCAAGGACAAATAATTGCTTACATACGAAGTATTCAAAAAGTAAGCAATAAAGAACAAGTAATGAATGGAATAGAAGCGTGGGGGCTTGTATTTAAAGCATTAGGAAACAGTTTGTATAACTCGGAAGAACAGTTTAATAAACTACCTGCATTGGTACAAAAAGCTGTTGGAAGTCCTGCAATACTAAAGGAGTGGGCTAGTTTAGGACTTGAAGAAATACAAACTGTTACACATTCAAATTTCTTAAGAATATATAACAGTGTTGTAAAAAGAGAAGAGGAATTAGATTGTATTCCTAGCGATATAAAGCAAGTTATTGGGTATAAGAAAACAGAGCAAGTGCTAATCGAAACAAAGAAAGAAGAGGCAAGAGAAACGTTTGAAAAATATGAGCTATCAAGTAGTGTGTCAGAAAGCTTGCAACAACTTAAGAGCGAATTAGGAAGGTGATGCAGTTGCTAGAAGAACACAAGTTACACGGTAATGAAGTGAAAATTAAGACCGAAAAAGAAAATATATAGATAGTTCACCTAGGACGGAATTTGAAGCGTGCTGATAGTTTAGTTAACTAAGGTACATTGAAAACTAAATATTGATAGTTGGTATGATTTATAGTATTCTTTTGTAAGACTATTATTACAATCTACAGTTTTATACATCCGCAACCGATAGTTGCGCGATATCTGGTAGTGGCAACCCAGTCATTTTTGCTATTATATAAAAAAACAGAAAGGGGAAAGTTTAATATGAGTATTTTTGTAACATTTTATGCCATTGTGATGGTTATTATCATGATTGCGTTTATTGGATTGTTCGTGCTTATTGTCCGTGCTCTTTTGAAATATATAAAATCAAAAGACGTTCGACAGGAAAAATCTGCGATGAGAAAATCTCTTGGAGAAGCGTTGAAGGAGCATCGTACCCGTAGTAAGATGACGCAAGAATTTGTGGCAGAAATGATTGGGGTGAGCAGACAGGCAGTGTCAAAATGGGAAAGCGGAACGTCTGACCCAAGCACATCTAATTTGTTTGCAATTGCAAAGTTATATGGTATATCTGTAGAAGAATTATTGAAAGAAGTGGAATAAGCTTAATTGATTGTGTGGAACGAATTAGCATAATCCGAAAGAAAAAAACAGAATATATATTTCAAAGCTACTAACTATCAATATGAGGTTAGTAGTTTTTTTGTATTAAAACTGATATTTGAATCTGTAAATTAAGATTTACAGAAGTAAGTACATTGATAATTGAAAATTGATAGTTAGTAAAAAATATGATATGCTTCCAATAAGGATTATTTATATTTTGCTTGGAAAGGTAAATTTGAATTTGTCGGTGGGTTGAATTTTGAAAGGAGTAATAGATTATGAAAATGCCAACAGAAAGTATTAATACTATAATGTTTGCCCCTTGCGGAATGAATTGTAAAGTTTGCTATAAACATTGCTACCACAAAAAGCCATGTGCAGGCTGTTTGAATAGCGATAAAGGAAAGCCAGAACATTGCCGTAAATGCAAGATAAAAGACTGTGTCAAAGACAAAGGATTGTCCTATTGCTTTGAGTGTTCAGACTATCCATGCAAGCTGATAAAAAGTCTTGAAAAAAGCTACAACAAGCGGTATCAAGCAAGTCTTATGGAAAATAGCGAGTTTGTGCAACAATATGGATTAGAAGCCTTTATGGAAAAACAGAAAGAGCGATATACTTGCTCAAAATGCGGTGGCATTATTTCCATTCACGATAGAGAATGTAGTGAGTGTCAAGAAAAAATGAGGGAGTAAACTTCCAGTTTGTCGGTGAGATTATGAGCATAATACGCAGAGAATAAATTGAATATGTATCTATTGACTATCAACTATCAATATTCAGTTGGTAGTTTTTTTGTACGGTAAACTAAAAATTTTCAAATTAAAACAAGAAAGGAGGTCGGAGCCTTGGCCAAGGTAATGATGCATCGGCTCCTTTCTAAGAAATGAGTAAACAAAAGATTTTTATAGATGGAATGAAAAGACGGTTTCCAGTAGGTACTATATTTAAGGTGAAAGAATATACCGTTATTGATTTTAGAAAGCGTTTTAATGGATATAGATATTACAAGATTTTAAGGCATTACCCATATTGTGTACACATGACAGAGGTTATGAAGAAAGAAACAAAAAATGGTGTTGGGTGGGTAGAAAAAGGAAGACATACAAATAATAGCCCGTCTTATGTTGATCTATACTTTTTACTAAAGAACGGTGTTAAGGTGAAAGAATAGCGTGAATAGAAGTGAGTATGAGGAGTGACGTTATTGTTATCCACAGAGAAATGATGAACTGTGGATAGAATGTGGATTAAATTGTACATAAGTAGTAGGAGATGATTTAATGACAACAGAAGAAAAGAAAGAGTACCTACAAGGGTATAGATGGATATATAGAAAGATATTGTCGTTACAGTATAAGAAAGCTAGCTTGATAGAGATCATGGAATCTGCAAAGGCAATTAAGTATAGTGATATGCCAAAAGTGCATAAGCATACAGATTTGAGTGACTACATAGTTAAGCTAGATGAACTGATTACAGAGATTAACTATAAGAAACAGGAACTTGAAGAGAAACGTTTAGAAATTGAAAGATGTATAGTTGGATTAGATGAGAAAGAAAAACAGGTAATTAGAAAGAGATACATTGAATTGAGAAAGTGGGGGGATATATCAAAAATAATGAGTTTAAACATAAGAACTGTACACAGGGTGCATGGAAGGGCATTAAATAAAATAGTTATAGTTATTCTATAAGTTATAGAATATATATAACATTGACATGTCATATTGCATGTATTATAATTTGTATATGGGGCAGTATAGTTAGACGTAACGAAAAGTGGAAATCCTGTCCATTTACTGCTCCGTTACTGTTTTAGGCTAATCCGAAAGGCGGGGTTATAATGTACGAAGTAAGAACAGAGAGAGGAATAACTTATTACACGTGTAAAAAATGTGGAAGAGAAAGAGGTCTACATAGGAAAATAGCAAAATATCTAGCTGAAGGATATTTATGTGAAAATTGCAAGGAAAAAGAAAAATATCTGGAACGCAAGAGGAAAGAGGCTTCGCCTAAAATTAATGTAGATGAAAAACAAAGTGAGTTATATGGAGACTTGTATGAACAAACATTAAAAGAAGCTAGGTTTGAAAGAGCAGTAAGCAGAATTGAAAAGCAAGTAAAATCAATAGATAAATACAAGAAGTCAATAAATACTGTTCATAAACTATTACATAGACCACAATGGTTCAGTAGTACAGAGGAAATCATGATGGCTATTCAATTGCTTAAAGATGGATATAAGATAATTCACCAACAGAAAATCGGCACATATAGAATAGATTTTGTAATACCTGATAAGAAAGTTATACTAGAAGTTGACGGCAGTATATATCACACAAACAAAGAAGCAGAAGCTAAAAGAGATTTTTTTATCAGAAAAAAGTTAGGATTTAATTGGAAAATACTTCATGTAAGCACTGATCAAATAAATAATAAATTGACTAGCATAAAACAAGTTATAGAAGAATCTTCTAAATTATTTGCTTAACATTTTATAATTATAATATAGCAAGTATATAAAAAACATGTTATTGGTTTATGCTGGGTGATACTTCATTTGACATTGAATCTCCTACCATTACTAGCGTGTTAAGAGTGGGTGCAATTCCCACTCGATGGTTTCAAGTTCACGATAATATACTCTAAATCGTATCTGGCAAGTATACCAGAATTACAATACTCCCCTATACCCTTATATAAATAGCATGTACACAACCGCCTTGTGTATGTGCTTTTTTGTTGACATTTGACGTAATAAGGGATATTATGGATATGTAGTGAGCTATTTTCAACTAGAACTTGCGTTCGTATTCAAATATTGATATACTAAGAGAGGGGGAAAGATATGCGCCAGGTTATTATGATAGGTGGTATACATGGTGTCGGAAAAAGTTATTTATGTAAAAAGTTAAAAGATTTACATATATGTGGTGTATATTCTGCTAGTAATTTAATGAGGGACTACGTGGGGCAAAAAGTAGATGAAAGTAAGCAAGTAAAAAACATAGAGGAAAATCAAAACATTTTAATAAATGCAATTGATGAATATGTAAAAAATGAGAGATTAATAATATTAGATGGACATTTTTGTTTAATGAATCAACAAAAAGAAATAATTGAGATACCGCTAGATACATTTAGTAAACTAAATATTAAAGCTATAGTGGTTCTAATTGATGATGAAAATAATATTATTAAAAGAATATCTGAAAGAGACCGTATAAATTATTCTTTTGATTATATAGAGAATTTTCAAAGAAAAGAAGTTGAACATGCTATTAAAATAGCAGAGAAACTAAAAGCTGAATTTCTTTTATTTAATATTAATGACGATATTAAAAAAATAGTAAATTTAATTCAGCAAATAAGTTGAGGAGGATATAATGGGAAAGAATTTACAATACGTTAAGTTTACTCAGATAAACTTGAGTGATCATTTTTTTGATTCGTTAAGAGAAGATTATGTTGGATTTGAAGATTGGTTTCATAAAAAGGCTGAAGAATTTGCCTATGTTCATTACGATAAAGAAAGTAATCTTGATGGTTTTTTATATGTAAAACTTGATGGTACATATATTAATGATGTTGAGCCTGTGATCAAGTCTGAGAAAATTGTTAAAATTGGTACTTTTAAAATAAATCCACATGGGACAAGACTTGGAGAACGTTTTATCAAATCTGCTCTTGATTATGCTATTGAAGAAAAAGCATCAGTGTGTTATGTAACCATCTTTGAAAAACATTCTGCATTAATTTCATTGCTTCAAAAGTATGGTTTTCAAAAGTACGGTGTTAAAAAGTCTTCTAATGGAGAAGAACTAGTATTACTAAAGGAACTTACAAATACTACTGGGAATGTCATTACAGATTACCCTCTAATTAATACCAATAGTAAAAGAAAATTTTTATTAAGTATATATCCAAATTATCATACAGTGATGTTCCCAGATTCAATGTTAAACAATGAAAGCTCTACCATGTTAAAAGATGTTCCATATACTAATTCTATTCATAAAATCTATATTTGTAGAATGGAAGGAGTTGATAGCTTACAAAATGGAGATATTATTATTGTTTACAGAACAGCAGAGGCTGGAAAAAATGCTGAATATTCATCTGTTGTAACTTCTGTGTGCATAGTTGAAACTGTTAAAAGCCAAAATGAATTTAAGGATTTTGAAGATTTTTATAGGTATGCATGTACTTATAGTGTATTTGATAAGGACGATTTATCAAAATGGTATAAGAAAGGAAATTGTATAGCTATTAATATGACTTATAATTGTGCTTTTAAGAAGAGAATTACAAGACATGAGTTAATAGAATCACTTGGATTACCAAGGAGCAATTATTGGGGTTTTATGAAAGTGACAGATGAACAGTTTAGTCAAATATTAAAAGTTGGTGAGGTAAATGAAAGCATTATTATCAATTAAGCCTGTATTTGTAGAGGAAATAATTACAGGTGCGAAAAGGTTTGAATATCGGAAAAAAATTTTTAAGAAAAACGTGGATACTGTTATAATATATGCGAGCATGCCAATCGGTAAAATTATAGGAGAATTTACTGTAGGAGAAATAATTAATAAATCGCCTGATGAAGTATGGTCTGAGACTAAAGAGTACTCTGGAATATCATTAGAATTCTTCAATGAGTATTTTCAAGGTAGAGATAAAGCTTATGCGATTCAAATAAAGGAATTCTATAGATATGAAAAACCGATAGATCCTTATGAAAAATCAAGTAATTTTGTACCACCTCAATCATTTAAATATATTGAGGATAATCAAATGGAATTATTGCTTGTTAATTAAAAGAAAAGCACTTACTTTATTGTAGGTGCTTTTTTCATCCCAAAACAATACGAAAGGAAGTGAGCCTGATGGCAAAGTTAACAGAAAAGCAAAAGTTATTCATAGATGAGTACCTGGTAGATCTAAATGCCACCAGAGCTTACAGATCTGTTTATAAGAATGTAAAGAATGATGAAACTGCAGCTTCAGCTAGTGCTAGAATGTTAAGAAATGTTAAGGTTGCAGAATATGTAAACCAAAGAATGAAAGACCGTGAAAAGCGAACTGAAATCACCCAAGACAAGGTTCTTAGCGAGCTTGCAGCAATAGCATTCGCAAATGGCTCTGATTTTGCTAAGGTTGTAATGAAAAAAGGTCGTAATCAACAAGGTGAAGAAATAGAATATCAAGATGTCGAACTCGAACTGACAGATAATCTACCAGTTGATAAGAAGAAAGCTATTGCAAGCATCAAGATGGGAAAGAACGGTGTTGAGATTGCTACATGTGATAAGGTTAAGGCTTTGGAACTTCTAGGTAGACATTTGGGTATGTTTAAGGACAAGCTAGAGGTATCTGGTTTAGAGAAAGAGGTATCAAAGCTAGATAATATTCTTATGCAGATGCGTGGTGATCCAAGTGAGTGATCAAACGTTAATACTATCAGATAAATATAAAACGTTTATACGATATGATGCTCCAGTAGAGTTCCTAGAAGGTACAACAGCCGCAGGGAAAACTACTGTGGGCATTTTTAAGTTTATGCTTAAGGTTGCTGCATCTTCAAAGAAGTATCATATCATTGCAGCTAAGGATACAGGTACCGCAGAAAAGAATATAATCAATAAGGACCTTGGTATTATTGATGATTTTGGAATACTCACAGAATACAATGGGAATGGTACGAAAGATGAGAAGATACCACATATTCTCTATCATACTAGCCAAGGTGATAAAGTAGTATATGTCATGGGTTATGGTGATAAAAAGAAATGGCAAAAGGCATTAGGTGGACAGTATGGTTGCTTATACATTGATGAAGTTAACACAGCAGATATTGATTTTGTACGAGAAGCAGCAATGCGTTGTGATTACTTCATGGCAACACTTAATCCAGATGATCCAAACTTACCAGTGTACAAAGAGTATATAAATTGTAGTAGACCATTACCAGATTATAAAGATGATGCACCTATAGAAATAAATGAGATGTTAAGCGAAGAACCAAAGCCCGGTTGGGTTCATTGGTTCTTTTCTTTTGACCATAATTGGGGACTTCCAAAGGAGAAAATAGAACAGATTAAATTGAATGTGCCGAAAGGGACAAAGCTATGGAAGAATAAGATTCTTGGATTACGAGGAAGAGCCACAGGTATGGTATTTGTGAACTTTGATAGAAAGAGGCATGTTAAGTCAAAGGAATGGGCAAAGCAGTTCATTCAGAAAGACCGACATCAAGAGGAATACTTTACAATATTCACAAGTGGACTTGATACAGCTTATTCGCAAGAATCACCGGATACGATTGCAATGTCGTTTTCAGGTATCACAAACAAAGGCAGATACATATTGCTAGATGAAAAGGCTTATAACAATGCAAACTTAGAAAATCCAATAGCACCATCTGATACAGTCGTCAATTACATTGAATTCTTAGAACGTAATAGAAAAGAGTGGGGATTTGCAAAGAACGTATTTGTTGACAGTGCAGATCAAGCTACATTAACCGAGTTTGTAAAGTACAAGAGAATGCATAATGAATGCCTTTATATATTTAACAATGCTTATAAAAAGATTGAAATTATAGACCGTATTAATTTACAGTTAGGCTGGTTGTCTTTCGATGAAGAGAAGGGCAGAGAGCCTTATTTTTATGTGGTTGATACTTGTAAGGTATTTATAAATGAGTGTGAGGTCTATTCATGGTTAGAGGATAAAGATAACACTCCTGAGGACCGTAACGATCATATGATTAACAGTACACAGTATGGCTGGATTCCATATAGAGATAAGATAGGAGTTGAGAGAAAATGAGGTGGCTGAGTAATATGAGTGATGCAATTAGATCAGGCATTAAAACATGGCTTAGAATACAGCCAGCTACGGTTAGTAGTATACAGATTCAAGAGACACTGGATTATGAAGGAAATGCAATTAAAAACCGTATATGGTATCGAGGAGATAGTGAAGAGTTATCTCAATTGTACAAGCAGATACCAGGAGATAGGACAAGATTTTGGGCGGCAGTACCAACAGTTGGCATGGAGATACGTAAGATTCATGTTGGATTACCATCTGTTATTGTAGATACATTAGCTGATATTGTAGTGGCAGATATGAACGACATTACACTAGATTTAAGGCAAGATGAATGGGAAACTATCGCAGAAGAAAACAATTTCAACGAGCTGATATCCGATGCAATAACAACGACCCTTTATATTGGTGATGGAGCCTTCAAGATATCATTTGATTCAGCTATAAGCAGCTATCCAATAATTGAGTTTTATCCTGGCGATAAGATAGATATTATATATGATCGTGGCCGTGTGAAAGCGGTTGTATTTAAAACCGTGTATAATCATAAGTCACAAGAGTATGTTCTATTTGAGATATATGGAAAGGGATATATCAATTATGTATTGACTAAAAACGAAAGAGAATGCGATATAAAATCTATTCCTGAAACAGCAAATTTGGTTAATGTAACATGGCAAGACAAATTCATGATGGCATTACCTCTTAAGTTCTTTAAATCTTCCAAGTGGCAAGGCAGAGGAAGGTCAATATTTGATAGTAAGTGCGATGCCTTTGACAGTTTAGATGAATCATGGAGCCAATGGCTTGATGCACTCAGAGCAAACAGGACAAAGGAATATATACCAGAGAACATGCTACCGAGGAATCCTTATACTGGAGAAATACTTAGACCTAATGCATTTGATAATAGGTATATCAAGACAGATGCATCAATGGGTGAAACTAGTAAGAATGAGATATCATTGCAGCAAGGTGAAATACCTCATGAAAGTTACTTAAGTACTTATATAACAGCTTTAGACTTATGCCTGCAAGGCTTAATATCTCCTAGTACCTTAGGAATAGATGTTAAAAAGCTAGACAACGCAGAAGCGCAGAGAGAAAAGGAAAAAGCTACTCTTTACACCCGTAATAAGATTGTTGATGTGCTTCAAAATACATTGCCGAAGCTTATTAATATTACGATGATGGCATATGACACTTATAAAAAGGTACCAATAAAAGAATTAGAGGTTGAAGTACCCTTTGGAGAGTATGCAAACCCATCATTTGAGAGTCAGGTAGAGACCGTTGGTAAAGGTAAACAATATGGAATTATGAGTATAGAGGCATCTGTTGAAGAACTGTATGGTGATAGCAAAGACGATGATTGGAAGGCTGAGGAGGTAGCAAGGTTAAAAGCAGAACAAGGTATTACTGATCTAGAAGAACCGAGTGTTAATCAAGAGATGAGTATTGTTGGTGAAACAATGATGGGAGGTTCACAATTTGAAAGTAAAGATAATGAAGAAACTGTATCAAATGAGTAATAAAGAATACGAGGGTCTTTTGAAGGTGGCATCTGAACAGGTGCCCTTTGGTATTTATGCAGTTGAAAAGACTGGTTATGCAGAACTCCTTAATATACATTGTAGTAGTAAAACAGAATTGAAGGCGAGAAAAAGAGCATTTAAGCAGCAAGGTTTCAGAGTTTTATGCAATGGAGTGTGATTTGATTGAATGAATATGATATTGAAGAAGCATTTCAAGAGATAGAGGAAGAACTTATAAATTCTATGATTCGGAATATGAAGAGGCATAGAGTAGAGGAAGTTAAGGAGGGGATTGAATGGGAGCAATGGCAAGTAAAACAGTTGCAAGCATTAGAACGATATAAACGAGAAAATAGAAAACGATTTGAAAGTAAATTTTCCGACATAAACTCAAAGATGGAAGATATGATTCGTAAGTCCAGAGAGATGGGGAATATGGATCAAGAAATAGAGCTACTAGAAATGATGAAAAAAGGTTTGTTCGGTAATTTTGTTCCCAAAATTTCGGAGACAGTAGCAGAGTTCTTTCGATTAAATGATAGAAAACTAGAAGCCTTAGTCAAAGCTACAAAAGAAAATATGGTTAAGGCAGAGACAGCAATGCTACGTATGGCAAATGACCAGTATAGAAAAATCATCTTTAATGCACAGGTATATGCTAACACAAGCGCAGGAACATATGAAAAGGCTGTGGATATGGCAACAAAGGATTTCCTTAGTAGGGGGATTAATTGTATTGAATATGCAAACGGTGCAAGAGTCAGTATTGATGCATATGCCAAAATGGCAATACAAACAGCTAATAAACGAGCTTATCTAGCTGGTGAGGGAGAGAAACGCAAAGAATGGGGAATTAGTACGGTTATTATGAATAAACGTGGTGCTGCTTGTCCTAAATGTGTGAAATTTGCAGGAAAGGTACTAATAGATGATGTATGGAGTGGTGGAAGTGCCAAAGATGGTAAATATCCACTTATGAGTGCAGCAATACAAAAGGGGTTGTATCATCCCCATTGCAAGGATAAACATACAACATACTTTGAAGGGATATCAGAAGAACCTAAACCCTTATCTAAGTCAGAAATAGAGTTAAATAGTAAGCAATATACAATACAGCAGAAACAAAGGTATTATGAAAGGCAAGTCCGTAAGTACAAACGTTTAGAAGAATGTTCTCTTGATGAGGAAAATAGGATAAAATACAGAGAAAAACGAATTGAGTGGCAGAATAAGAACAAAATATTAGTTAATGAACATAAGGATATTCTTAGAGAGAACTACGAAGCTTATCGGACCAGAGGAGTAAAGCAAAAGCCAAAAGATAATGTTGTAAATCATAATAAAGATGATATAATTAATAATAAGATAGTCGAATTTAAGAAAAAACTAGAAAATGGTGAAGTAAACACTAAGATAAAATGGAATAAGCAAAAAGAACATGTACTAGGGAGTAAAGAATGGAAAAAAAGAGTACAAGACGATATTCGACTTGGTAAGACACCTGCAAGTTCATTTCTCAAAGAAATTGATTATAATGAATTGATTACTACTAATCTTGGTAAAGGTAAAATTGTTTTTACTAATGATAAAAACCTATATCCAAAAGAATATATTCAAAATGATGAAGTTATAGGAAGAGTATTTAACGTTGGTACTGGTAGGTATGAGGTTACTAGAAGATTTGCTATACATTATTCAAATAAGGGAATTCATGCACACCCAGTTAAAGAGAAGGAGTGATGAAATGGTAAGAAAGCATGATGTATTTACTGATATAGAAATAAATTCTAATGCAAAGAAAAAAACTACATTATTATTAGTAAATGGTGAGGTTATTACAGGAGTAAGCCATGGAGTAGAGCCAGCATATGATGATGATGGTGAGGAATTAGATTTTGAATATCTAGTATTCTCTGTAGATAATGAAAATCAAGATAGGTTTTTGAAACTTGATGATATTAAAAAAATAGTATAAATACCACCAACCAAATAAATGGTTAGGTGGTATTTTTATACTCAAAAACAGGCACTTACTACGGTAGGTGCTTTTTATATGGTCCAAAACTTTATGACCTAATCAAAAACTGTAGGAAGCTGACGAGCATAAACGGAAAGGAGTTTAATTATGTTTAAAATGCCAATGAACTTACAATTATTCGCCGAAGGTGGCGAAGGTGGTAACGGTGACCAAAACACTGGAAATCAACAAAACCAACAACAAGCAGGCCAACAACAGAATCAAACTGCTGGTATTGATTATGATAAAATCCAAGCCATGTTAGATACTGCAACGGCCAAGAAAGAAAATGCTGTGCTTAAGTCTTACTTTCAACAGCAAGGTATGACAGAAGAAGAAGCAAGACAGGCTATTGAAGCTTATAAGGTTAATAAGCAGAGTCAACAGCCTGATGTTTCTAAAATTCAAGCACAGTTACAACAGGCACAAGCATTAGCAAGTCAGGCAGAAATCGAAAAGCTAGCAACGATTGAGGCTATTGGACTTGGAATTGATGTTAAGACAGTGCCATATGTTCTAAAAATGGCTGACTTAAGTACTGTTAAGGGCGATGATGGCAAAGTAAATCAAGAGACATTGAAAAATGCCTTAAATAAGGTGTTGGAAGATGTACCAGCACTAAAGCCAACTAACCAAGGGAATGTAGGTTTCCAGATTGGTGGAAATGGACAGCAAGATCAGCAATCAAACAATAACGACAATATTAGAAAAATGTTTGGTTTGAAACCAAAACAATAAATTACAAGAAAAGAGGATGAAGCATGAATAATATTGAATTATCTACTATTTACCTTCCGATGCTTGATGAAGTATATCAGGCAGAATCTAAAACATCTATTTTAGATGGAGATGAAACAACCGTTCAAAAAGGAAACAATGGAGAAATCAAAATTGCTAAATTAAGCATGGATGCGCTAGGTGACTTCGACCGTGCATCTGGTTACACAAAAGGTTCCACATCATTTGTATGGGAAACAGTAAAGTATGATAAAGAACGTTCTCAGGATTTAAGAATCGACAGATTAGATAACGAGGAAGCATTAGCTATGCCATTTGCTAAGTTATCAAGCGAATTCTTAAGAACAAAGGTAATTCCTGAAACTGATGCTGCACGTATTGCAAAATTATGTTCTGCATCTGGAATTACGACAAAAGCAGAGACGTTAGACAGTGGTGAAGATGTAGTGGCAGCCTTAAGAGCTTGTACTTCTAAAATGGATGAGGACGAGGTGCCGGCAGAAAATCGTATCTTATTTATTACACCTACATTAAAAGGTGCAATTGATGATCTTGATACCACTAAGTCTAAAAAAGTACTTGAAAAATTTTCAACAATCATTGAAGTGCCATCAAGACGTATGTACACAGCAATTACGTTAAAAGATGGAAAGACAGGTTATGGTTATACTAAGGCAGAGGCTGCAAAAGATGTAAACTTCTTATGTGTTGAAAAATCAGCAGCGGTCACAGCCATGGACCAGTACATTAAATATTTTACACCAGATCAAGACCAAGAAGGAGATTCTCACGTATTTAAGTACCGTAATAATAATCTTTATGGACACGTATACGAGAATAAAACGGCTGGTATCTATGTGTCTCACACATTATAGTGAGGTGTTACTATGGCAAATACAACAATAGGGTTAACGTTCCCTAAAGAAGAAAATAAACCGAAATCTACGAAGCAGACTAAGTCTAGTAAAGAGTAGGTGGTGATTACTGGTGGCATACGAACCATATGCAACACTGAGAGATTATAATACTTATGGATATGATGTTATCTCAGATGGTAAATTAGAAAAACGATTAAAACAAGCGAGCCGACATATTGACTCGCTTACTTTTAATCGAATCATAGGTAAAGGATTTGATAATCTTACATCTTTTCAGCAAGAAATTGTTAAGGAATGTACATGCGAACTAGCTAATTTTGAGTATGAGAATGAAGATGTTATTCAATCAGTGCTACAAAATTACAGTATTAATGGTGTTTCAATGTCATTCGGTTCTTCTTGGAATGTGATGGTACAAAATGGTGTTGCAATCATGCGTACCACATATGCTAAGTTGATGCAGACAGGACTTTGTAGTCTATCATTAAGGTGGTGATTGTATGAAATATCCTTGCTTAATTGAAAAAAGACTGTGTAATACAGATATACACATTGAGTTGGAACAGGAAGGCCTTAATAAATACGGTGAACCCTTAGAGACAATAACCATTGATACAAAATGTAATTATCAAGATACCACTAAGACAGTGCTAACAGATGAAAAAAAGCTAGTACAACTTAGTGGTATTGCTTTATTCTCAGGAGATATTGCTCCAACATTACCAACGATTAGTGGTGGAACGGTAAAGATACATGGAGTTGAAAGAAACATATTCCAAGGTACCAAAGCACGTAATCCAGACGGTACCGTTAATTATTGTGAATTGAGGTTGATATAATGAAAGTGTCATCAAAAGTAACAATTGATACAGCAAAGATAAGGGCATTGGCTAAGGCACAAATTATAGCACTAGAGCAAACAACTGCGGCATTAAATACACAGGTAGAGCAAGATCAAGTAATGCCATATGGAGATACTGGAAAGCTACAAGGAGATACATTTGTAGATACAAAAGATAGTAGTAAGGGAAGAGTAAGCATAGTTACACCAGGGCCATATGCAAGGCGGTTATATTATCATCCCGAATATAATTTCAGGCACCATGAAAATCCAAATGCAAAAGGAAAATGGTATGAAGATTATGTTGACGATGGAAAGAAGGCAGACTTTTGTAGGAATACATTTAAGAAAATATATAAGAGGGTGACAGGTGTATGATTGGTTTAGCTGATGTACGAGATTATATTGCAACGCTTAGTTTAACAAAAGATGAAAATGTGTATTCTGGTAAGTTAGATAATAAGAAGGATAAATCTATTGGAATATATAATCTAAAACAAAATACAGGAGCAAGAATATGTCTGGGAGGTTTAGAAAGTACTCCTTACAGAATAAAACCTATTAGTATTCTGGTTCACTGGAATAAAAGCCAACGTGATACAGAAAAAGTTTCTATGCAACTATATGAATTATTGCAAAATAGTAGCAAAATTCAAATCAATAATGAAAAAGTAAGTTACATTAAAATGCTTTCAGATGAGCCTATCGATGTTGGTACAGATGATAGTGGAGTCTATGAAAGTGTAATACAGATTGAAATTTATTATGAAAGGTAGGTAAAAGGTATGAGTGAAGCAAATAAAACAGTGTACCCTGTATACAATAATAAATTCAAAATTGGAATTAATGGATTAGCCAGTACAGATGAGAATATGACAATTATAGCAGGTTTAGAAAACTTCGCTCCTTCAATTGATGGTGGAGTAGAAGAATGGAATGCTATGGAAGCCGAAGGGTGGGGAGATGCGATGATGACAAGTAAGAAGTTATCCTTCTCGTTCACTGGTAAACGAGTTTATGGTGATGCAGGAAATGATTATATTGGTGATTTAGCTTGGAAGAGTGGCAATGATGTAGTTAGTAAGTTTGAGTGGGAATTCCCTAACGGTGCTAAGGTTAAATGTAATGTTGTTATTAATGTTACAGTGCCAGGAGGTGGTGATTCTACTGCAGTTGATGGGCTTGAATTTGAAATCTTATGTAAGGGTAAGCCAGAGTATACACCTGCACCATCTGAATGAAGTGACGAATCTTCTGATACTACAGAAGAACCAGAACAAATAGTGAATGAAACAGAATAGATCATTGAGGGCAAGGAATAATCCTTGTCCTTTTTCAGTATAAGGAGTGAAGTTACGTATGGCAAAAGTAGTTGATATTACAGAAAAACTTAATTTCGAAGAAAGTCCAAAGTTAAAAATTAAAGGAAAAGAATTAACAGTAAATGATGACGCACCAACCATGTTAAAGGTTATGCAGTTGATGGGCGGAGAGGCAAGCATTAACGAGATCACGCAAGCCTATGAGTTAATGTTTGGAGAAAAGGAACGTAAGACAATTGAATCATTAGGTCTAAATTTTAATGACTTTGTAATTGTAATACAAAGTGCAGTTGAGCTAATTACAGGTGAAACAGCGGGGGAGTAGGAGATCCCTTTTATGATTTATATGAGGACTGGGATTTGATTGTATCATCTTTCCAATCACAGTATGGGATTCGTCTTTATTCTCAGACGTTTAAAGAAATGAAGTGGGATGAATTCTCAGCATTATTAAAAGGAATTAGTCCAGATACTCCATTAGGCAAAATAGTAGAAATACGTTCAGAAAATAATAAGGATACGTTAAAGTATTTTACTAAACAACAACATAAACTTCGAAATGAGTGGAGAAGTAAAAACATAAGAAAAATAGAAATGGATAAGAAGACATTCGATGAGGCGATGAAGGCTTGGGAGAATGTCTTTGTATCTATGGCTAAGAGGTGATTTTATTAATGAGGAACAATTAAGTAAAGTAGAGTGCCCTTATTGTGGATATAAGATGCCTATTCGCTATAGTAAAGAAGCTATAGCGAGAGGGGTATTTGTTCAGTGTAAGGGAAGAAACTGTAAAAAATATTTTGAGATTAAGATAAGTGTCAAGTAGAGCCATTATGAGCCGATGACCTTGTATCACGAGGTTGGTGGAATAGTATGGCTGAAAGTGTTGGTGAAATTGGTCTTGATTTGGTTGTAAACCAGAATGGATTTAATAAGCAACTACAAGGAATAACAGGATTGGCGAAGAAAGCAGGGGCAACAATAGCCGCTGCTTTCGCTGTTAAGAAGCTTGTTGATTTTAGCAAACAATGTATTGAACTAGGTTCTGATTTAGCAGAGGTGCAAAATGTAGTAGATGTTACTTTTACTACAATGAGTAAAAAGGTTGATGAGTTTGCCAAGAGTGCAGCATTTTCTTTTGGTCTTAGTGAGACAATGGCTAAGAAATATACTGGTACTTTGGGAGCAATGGCAAAGGCATTTGGTTTTTCGGAATCTGCAGCTTATGAAATGAGTACTACTCTTACTGGCTTGGCTGGTGATGTTGCATCTTTCTATAATATTACACAAGATGAAGCCTATACTAAGTTAAAATCGGTATTCACTGGTGAGACAGAAAGTCTTAAGGATTTAGGTGTTGTAATGACGCAAAGTGCGTTAGATGCATATGCGCTTGCTAATGGATTTGGTAAGACAATAGCTAAGATGAGTGAAGCGGAAAAGGTTGCCTTACGATATGCATTTGTACAGAATCAATTGGCTACAGCAAGTGGAGACTTTGCACGCACAAGTGGTGGTTGGGCCAATCAAGTTAGACTTCTTTCACTACAATTTGATTCATTAAAAGCAAGTATAGGACAGGGATTAATCAATGCGTTCTTACCAGTTATTAAAGTAATGAATGTATTGCTTGGAAAGATACAGTCCGTTGCGACAGCGTTTGCAAATCTCACAGCGAAAGTATTTGGAAAGGCGCAATCATCTGCATCCGGTGTAGCTGAAACAGTAGGAGATGTTGGGACAGCAATATCAGATACAACAAGCGATGCGGTATCTGGTGTAGGGGATTCTGCAAAGGCAGCAACAGAAGCAGCTAAAAAGACAAAAAGTGCAGCAACATCTATAGATGAATTAAATATTGTTTCTGATGATTCGTCAGACAGTTCTGGTGGAGGAGGAACTGGATCAGGAGTTGGAGGAGCCATTGGCAGTGGATTAGAAGAAGTACCAGGAGCAGTTGAAGAAGAAATCGAAACGCCAATGGAAAAAGCATTGACTAGGATTCAAAAGTTGGTTAATGATATTGGAAAGTCTTTTACAGAAGGTTTTACTTCTAGGTTTGAGAAGATAAATTTTCAACCATTATTAAGTGGATTAGATAGTATCAAGGAATCTTTCAATAATATATTTACGGATGTAGATGTAACGAATGCAGCAAGAGACTTTGTAATGCAGTTGTCCAGTAATATAGGAGGCAATTTAGCAAATTTTATATCAATTGGAAATTCAATTGCGACGAATTTAGTTGTTGGATTAGCGAATTATTTGCAGAATAATACAGATTTCATTAAAGAACGATTTGTTAGTATGTTCAATAGTGGCACAAGTTTTTTGCAAATACAAATGGAGTTCAACGACTTCCTTACAGAATTATTTACTATAATAACTGGTGATGCTGGAATACAAATAACGGAAAGTATTATATCTGTGTTTTCGAACTCTTTATTAGCGATAGGTGATTTGTTTTTACGATTTTCTACGGACTACGCAAGTATGGTTATTAATCCAATCCTTGAGAACAAGGCAGATATTGAAGAAGCAATTATAAGTACTTTAGATCCAGTAGCGAAGGTATGTAAGACAATTGCCGATGCGATCAATGATACCTGGGGAAAAGTATTTGAGGTATATGATACTTATGTAAAGCCAGCTTTTGATAACTTCTCATCTGGTATATCTAAAATTGTTAAGGCTGTACTTGATGCGTACAACAATAATTTTGCTCCAGTATTCAATAACTTAGCTGATAAATTCAATACGCTAGTAAGTGAACATCTTCAACCATTGATTGATAAATTTGTTGAATTTGCAGGGAAGGTTGTATGGGCCATAAGCGAGATTTGGGATAAGACTTTGTCTCCATTTATTGCATGGTTTATTGCTAATGTGATACCTTCTATAGCACCAGTGATTGATACGCTTGGAACAATCATTATGAACCTATACACGATAATATCTGAAATGATAAGTAGTACAATTAATATATTATTGAATATTATTGATTTTATTGTTGCAGTATTTACTGGGAATTGGGAGGCTGCATGGACAGCAATTAAGGATATTATCGCAAGTATATTTGATGCTATTAAGAATGTTGTATTTACTACTTGGACAGCAATTCAAGATAATATAACAACAGTTATTAATGCGATTAAAACAGTAATAACAACAGTATTTAATGCAATTAAGACGTTTATATCTACTATATTGAATGCAATCAAAACTTTGTTCTCTAGTATATGGAACGGAATAAAGACTACTGTTACAAACGTAGTTACAGGTTTAAAAAGTTCTGTTATAAGCATTATAGATGCAATGAAAACAGGTATTAGCACAGCATTAGGAAATATTAAAAGTAAGTTTGTTACAGTATTTACTACAATAAAAGATACAGTAAGTGGTATTTTAACTGGGTTGTGGAACAACATTAAGGGAGTTATAAATTCAATACTTAGTGGTATTGAAAAGATGGCGAATGGTGTAATAAAGGGCATAAATTCTGTTATTAATGCATTGAATAATCTTAGTTTTGATTTACCAGATTGGTTACCTGGTGATTTAGGTGGTAAGTCATTGGGATTTAACATACCATCATTGAGTACAATTACAATTCCAAAGCTTGCGCAAGGTGGTTATGTTAAGGCAAATACACCACAATTAGCTATGATTGGTGATAATAGACATCAAGGAGAAGTTGTTGCTCCAGAAGATAAGCTACTGGAAATGGCCTTGAAGGCTGTAGAACTGAGTAAAGATGATAGTAATGGATCAAATGAATTGTTGAGATTAATCCTAGAGATGTTGAAAGAAATCTTAGCGGCTATCTTAGGGATAGAAGTTACTGCAGAAGTTGATGGAAGAACATTATTAACTATGATTAGGAATGAGGAAGCACGTGGTGGATATAGTATGTCACGATAGAAGGGAGTGAATGACGTGGCTAATGGAAAGATGATAAAGATTAACGGTAAGTCATTCCCTTCCCCTGATAAGGGACTAGGATTTGAAGTGGCTACGTATGTTAATGCAGGTAAAAATGCAAATGGAGAATTCGTTGGTCAAAAGATAGGGAGAGATCAGTACAAGATTGATGGCTTGCAATGGTATATGTTAGATGCTACTACATGGTCAGCAATACTCAAAGAATTTGACAAATTCGTAGTCACAGTTACGTTTCCGGATATGGTGAAAAATGAGATGATCACACTGCAGATGTATCCTGGTAACCGAACAGCACAGCCGGAAACTGTGGATAAGAATGGAATGCCTACAACGTATAAACAGTGCAAGGTTAATATAATTGATTGTGGTAGGTGATAAGATTTGAAAGATGTAAGTAAAGAGTATCAGGAATCTATGAAAGCAGCATTAAGAAATCAATCATATCTTAGTGTGAATATAGGAGTAATTAATCAGCAAGCGCAATCTACAGCATTCGTTGAGAATCAAAACGGATTATACTTATCGAATTATGATATTTTTGGTACGAAATCTAGAAGATTCTATTATGCAACATTTGAAAAAGATTTCTTAAAGCTAGATGGAAGTAAGTTAATTCCACCACATGAATATATAGAGAATTCTACTCTGGGGTATATTTCAAATTCTCTTGTAGGAGAAGAAGGACAGATGCTACATATCGTATTTGCGGATGTAGCATCTGTTACTGTAAAAGGGCTAACCATAACATTTGGTCAATATTATCCGGTAACATTTGAAATCATAACGAATCAAGATCATGTGGTTATTCAAGATAATACATCAGAAATATATGAGACTGATTATGTGTTTGAGAAAGCAGAGTATTTTATTATCAAGGCAACCAAGATGCAACACGAAAACAATCGGTTACGAATAGAACGAATACTATTCGGGATTGGTGTTGTATTTGATAACAGTAATATAAAGTCAGCAACAATTAAAAACTATGTATCCCCTATTAGTGATGATGTTCCACAGATTGATTTCAATGTAACTATAGATAATACGTTGCAAGATTACAATATTGAAAATAAAACAAGTACAATGAACTATTTAGAGACAGGACAGCAACTAGATGTACAGTATGGATACCAGGTAAATGAAAATAGAGTTGAATGGTTTAAACTTGCTACGCTGTATCTTAAAACTTGGTCTGCAGATGAAACTACCGCCAAATTTACTGCAGTTGATGTTATGGAAGGTTGGGATAAAGTATATAACAAAGGTAAGTATTATGAGGAGGGAATAACCTTATATGATTTGGCTGAGTTAGTACTGAAGGACCTTGGAATTGAAGATGCCAAGTATGATATAGATCCGTATTTAAGAAATGTTATAGTTAGTAACCCAATGCCAAAAGTTAAACACAAAGAAGCACTACAAATTATAGCGAATGCAGGTCGTTGTAACCTAATTATTGATGAGGATTCCAATATAATTTTAAAGACATCTTTTATACCAGACGTAACAATAAGTTCAAATGATGAACATAGAGTTAGTTCGATAGAGAATGTAATATTAGAGAATTACAATCCTGTTAAGTATGCAAGTATGGACCAGAATTGTATTACCTTAGATGAAACTTTTAAAATTGCACCAAGTGATGGAGATGTAACAGATACCATGTTTGTAAGCAATGAGATATCAAATGAAAAGGGAGTGTTTACTAACAACCCTATTATCTCAATAACGTTAGAAGCAGCGTATACAAGTGTAGGATTACGCATGATATTTGAAGGGAATCTTCCGAATGGATTAATTCTCAAGACATATAAAGAAAATCAACTAATTACAACGTATGAGATGCTAGGTAATGAGCTAAAGCCTATTACGGATATAGGTCAGAAATTCATTGATTTTGACACTATGACAATTGAATTTCTCGGAACTGTAGCACCAAATAGTAGAGTAAGATTATCAAAATTTTTCTTTGGGAAGTTTACAGATTATACAATCGAATATATCGATTTACTAAAATCTCCTAAAGGCACATTGCTTGATAAGATAAAAGATGTATATGTAGAAAAAATGATCTATAGTCAATCAAATGAAGGAATAAAGCAACTTAGTAAGCAGTCCTATGCTTTAAACAGTGAGAATAATGTTGTTACCATAGAGTTTAATAATCCATCATATGGATACGCAGTCGAATGCATCGAAGATTATACAATCTCAATAATTAATAGTGGAGCATATTTTATACAATTGCAAGTAGAAGGTTTAGAAGCATCATACAAAGCAATTGAAGTTACTGTTAATGGTTACGAGTATGTTAAGACATCATTAACAGTAGGTAAGACAATTGGGACAAGGGGGTATACAAAGACTTGGAGTAACCCACTTGTAAGCTCAGATGTATTAGCGAATAATCTACTAGATTGGATAAGCAGTTATTATGCTGCAGATAAGCAATATGAATTGTCCTATCGTGGTGATCCAGCACTTGAAGCAGGAGATATATTCTATATTAATACTACGCAGATTGATAATGCTAAAGCAAAAGTTTATGAGCATTCCATGACGTTTAATGGAGCAATAACCGGTAATATCAAGGCAAGGAGGGAAGTAGATGTTTAATACACCAAAAACAGACTGGAAGGCAGAGGATTATTTTAATATTGAAGATTACAACCGAATCAAAAATAACTTAGCATATTTAAAGGAGTATTCGTTAGAGATATATAACGAATATGAAATTAAAGATATGGGTTCTGATGTGACATATAGTGATCTTCCTTATGCAGAAATGATCAATGCTATTGAAGATAATCTTGAAACGATTGCAAAAAATACTGTCAATGTAGATATTGGTGAAACAAGAAATTATTCCGATAATGACTATTTTCCTAATCATGAAGAAATAAACCGTATCGAATCTGGAATTCTAAAAATCTATAACTACTTGTATGGGCAATATCACGGGCGGAATAAGCTAAGGTTTAAATTAAATATGAAAGGGGTGCTGTAGATGGCATTAAAAGCAAATTACAAGGACGATATATTCTCTGGTGCAAGGAAGTATATGCAGGTGAATAATGCTGACAATACAAAGAGTTTCTTAGATGTTACAGAGTATAGCCAAGAGGGGGATTATTTTGGTGCAAATGAAGTGAATGAGATGGCGGCAGAGATTAACAGAATAGCAGAGGAGTTCCCAAGTAAAGATATATACCTAACTATATCAAATAATTGGGAAGGGAGTACTGCTCCGTATACACAAAATATAACTGTAGACGGTATCTTAAGTACGGACAATCCAATAGTAGATGTTATTTTATCAGACTCACTAGATACTGCTATACTAGAAGAAAAAGCATGGGGAAATATAAGCAAGATAGTAACTAATGATGGAAGTATTACAGCTATATGTAATAAAAAGAAACCCGTAACGGGAGTTAGAATTCAATTAAAGGTGGTGAGATAAGATGGGAGAAGCATTTCTAGTACGAAAAGGTGGTGGAGTAGATGCATCTGATGCAACTGCTATTGAGTCAGACATCATATCGGGTAAAACAGCTTACATTGATGATAGTGGCGAAGCTAAAGTGGGAACAATGCCGATTGTATACCCTACGGTTCAAGACCACTTACAAGCAGTTGCAGATCCTGTTTATGGAACGTTTTCAAGTGATAAGCCAACGCAACCGTATCTATACACAAGGATAAAGACAGATGGGCAGCCCAATACTGTAGCTTATACTGGTGTAAACTGGGTAAGAACAGAAGAAAGTAAAGTTGCTAATGTTGTAGGTCTAACAGCAGATAAAATAACAAAAGGTAATACTATTTTAGGGGTTACTGGTACAGGTAGTTCTAATGTCTTTGACTTTCCATTATCAATCCAAGACTCACAACCTACACCAGTAAAATCTGGTCATATATGGGTAAAGTCAAGTACTTTAGCTTCTAAGATAACTTATATGTCAATACAAGAATCACTGTGGGCTGGTACACCAAACAACTCACTACAGTTTGTAGTAGGAGAAACAGCATATAATTATATATACATGAAGGAAACTAAGAGACTGACAAGTGGTGGAAATGATATTACTACAGAGAATAGGCAGAATAATGGTGGTTTGCAAGAATGGATTGTATGTAGTAGTACTAGTCCTGTAGTTGAGTATAAGCTGAGTAGACCAATGGTTTACAGTACTGTAAACGGTGTATTAGATATTGAAACAGCCTATATGTGGAATGGTAGTGCATGGGTACTGTTGTGTCAAAAGGGGAATTATCTTGCAGTTGACACTGGAACGAGTAGCATGGCAATATACAATAATAATGGAAATTCACTTGCATATCACAGTGAAACAAAAATTGACTCTAGAGATGGTCATTTTAGTGGAGATGGAACATACTATGCTTCTTATGGAGGTGTATTAAAAAGAACTGGTGATGTTTTCACTAAATACTTTGATATACCGAGAAATATGACTTTGTATGATGATTCGTATAGTGTTTCTGGTGTATCTATATCGGCAGATGGCATGACATTAGGTGTTACATATTATGGTTACGGTTCTAATGGCAAATACAATTATGCTCTTGTAGTATACAAAAATAATGGGAGTACATTCAATGTATTAGATACCATCTCGATAGGTATAGATTATACTGGTGGCAGTGACATGCAAGTAGTGACAAATGCAAATGGAACTGCTATAGCTGTCTGCTATCGGAATGGTAATACAGGTAATAGCATATGCATTGTATTCATAGATGGCAATAATTGTACTAAAGTTAATTGTGGTGCTCCAGCAGTTGGTGGTTATTTTGGGGCTTGGGATAAAATAAATTGCATGTGGTTGCATGGAAATCAAATATACATTAAAGGCTCTGCTACTGGTGGTTCATCTAAAGACCAAGGGATATTTATAAATACTCTTGATTTCACCAATAAAACTGTAGCAGTTAATGGAAGAAAACTCTCTATGGACACCACCTCGTATTATTCGCCTAAACATAATCATTGTGTTAGTACAAAAGATGGAGGTCTGTACTATGTTATACCAAGTTCATCAGATGTTGTCACATTGTATTATTATAACATATCTAACAACTCAATCTACAGCCTTATTACAGCAAGAAAATATGAGTATTGCTATGGTGTAGCAGTAAACTTAACTAACGATAGGCTAGCAATTCTAGGAAAGACATCTTCCTCTTCTAACAATTATTATCTAGACTACTACTCATTGTCTAGAGATGATAATGCAAAGACTTTAACATTGACAGAATTACAGAGACTCACATACTCTAATTCTTCTTCTGGCTATGGTATGAGTTTCTGCCCACATTAGAAAAAGGAGGTTTTACTGTGTTTTATTATAAATATGACCCTGATAGTTATATTATCCTTAGCAAATATTCAGAAGAAACAAAAGGAGAAAACATCGCAATCTGTGACCAAGATTTTGATTTGCTCTTATGCGATGTTGTTGTAGGATTCTTATCTAATGATGGAGAAATTCTAAGGTATACAAAGAAAATAAAAAGTGTAGAGGTTATAGAATCTCTACTCAATGATATAAAATTAAACCAAATAGAGTCTGAAATTGATATAGACTATCGTTTATCATTAATTGAATTAGGACTTGCTTAAACAACGAAAGGAGAAAAAAACATGAACACATTTAACAATTTAAAAACAATTGCAACATTAAAAAGAAAGTCACCAGAGGAAATCATGAATTTAGCAGATATTTTTCTTATGAACGAACGTATCACAGCAGAGCAATATCAAGAATTAGTAAAACTATTAGAAAGTAAATAGGAACAACTAAAATTAATCGTACATCAATTAGGGCACCTTACAGGGTGTCTTTTTTGATGGCATCATGAGGATTCAGCAAAAAAATTAGGAACCATGATGGTTCCTATAAAAAAGAGGGAGGTTTATGAAAAAGATCTATCTATATTAAAAGGTTATTAGCTTCCTTCGATATATTAATAATAACAATAAAATATGTAGTAAGTATGGAACGTTAGTGAAGAATATGTGAACGTACTGAAAATATTTTGAGCCGAGAGGCTCTTTTTTGTTGTAATGTCGCAACAAAGGAAAGGATGGAAAATATGAAAATTGAAAAAGTAAATGTTTTGGGTGGGGCTATAATTTCATTGTTAACAGCGATTCTAGGACAATATTGGTTTCTGTTTGCTGGATTTTTATTTCTCAACGTAGTAGATTACGTAACTGGGTGGATTAAAGCAAAGTATTGGAAACATAACGAATCGAGCGCAATAGGAGCAAAGGGGATAGTTAAAAAGGTATTTTACTGGTTGATTATTATGATTGCATTCTTTATATCATATTGTTTTGTTCAAATGGGAGATATGTTAGGCATCAACTTGGCTTTTGTACAACTTTTTGGTTGGTTTACACTTGCAACATACATTATTAATGAGATCAGAAGTATTATTGAGAATGGTGTAGAGATGGGATACAACGTACCAAAGTTTCTTATCACTGGCTTAGATATTACACAGAAATTGTTAGATGCACAGACTAAATTAGAGGAAAGCGATGGTGAGAAAAATGAGTAATACAGCACAATGCAGAGACATAGAGGAACTAAATCCGCTGTGTCAGATATTATTAAACAAGGCACTGGAAGAAATCAAAGCGAAAGACATCAATCCTCTTGTAGTGGAAACGTATAGGAGTCAGGTCAGACAAAATTATTTGTATTGCCAAGGTAGAACAATTACGCAAGCTACAACCAAAGGCATTACTACTACATTTGCTAAGGCTTATTGTAATCCAAACGCACAAAAAGTAACTTGGACTTTAACGAGTATACATACTCAACGTAATGCTGTTGATGTTGTGCCGCAGCGAAAAGTAAACGGGAAAATGACTGCTATTTGGAACGCAAATGATAGTGAGACTAAGAAGATCATCAAGATTATGAAGAAGTACGGATTTGAGGCAGGAGCAAATTGGACAAGTAACCCTGATAGCCCACATTTTCAAATAAAAGGTGTTTCTGTTATTGCTAAATCATATAGTGCAAGTAATACAAATACTTATATCACTAAGATGATCCAGAAGGCACTTAATGAAAAGATTAATGCCAATTTAATAGTTGATGGTAAATGGGGAGCGAATACAACCAAGGCAGTCAATAAGTTCAGAAGTCAATTCAGTTGGAAAGAAGATGGCAAAGTTGGGGTAGAAACTGTGAAGAAGTTATTAGGTTAGTTGGTTTTTTGTCAACTTAAAAAAACGGGAATGAACTGTTGAAGCAATCCATTCCCTCAAAAAATATTTTTAATCGTGTATTAAGTTTATCGTAGTTAGGTTAGAAATTCAACAATTAGCTTCTTTAAAGTTTTTTTTGAGTGGTATGATGTGCACATAGATAGGTATTTATTTATGATTCGATTGATAAACTGTATGTCTATGGATTGCCCTGGGTAGATAGCTACAATAATTACACCTCCTATTTTGGGATATAATCTTATACCATAACAAAATAGATTAGATTAATATATTGACACAGTATGGTATAATTATAGTAAGATGTAGTGTTCTATATAGATTCTACAAGGAGGATGTGTATGGAAATAGATGAGGAGTATGATTATGTAATAGTTTATTCAAAAAATTGGGAGAATAATATTACTACATATAATCTATTGAATGAGCTTTTTGGAAAACTACTTAATAATAGTAAAAAAAAATTTTTGTTAAATTTTAGCGAAGTAACATTTATTTCTGCAAACATATTAGCAATATTAGGTGCGATACTTGAATATACATTAATTAAGAAAAGGCATAAAGTAGCTTTTGCAAACATTAGACCAAATGTAAAGAAAATTATGCAAAAAAATGGTTTTCATAAATATTTTAAGTGGGAGGTTGTTGAGGATACATATCATACTACAATAGAGTATAGGGTGTTTAAAGCAAATACTAACAAATTAGTTGAGTTTGAAAAGTATATACTATTAAATATTTTTAATAGAGATGAATTACCGATTATGTCTTCAAGCGTACAGGATCGAATTGTCGATAATTTTTTGGAGATTTTTAATAATGTTATTGACCATGCTGAAAGCAAGTATGTTTACGTATGTGGCCAATATTTTTATAGTAAAAAAAAATTAGTGTTTACAATTGTTGATATTGGAAAGACTATTGAAGAAAATGTAAATGAGTATTTGGGAGATGAGTCAAAAAAAATTAGTAATACTATCGAATGGGCTATTAAATTAGGTAATTCAACTAAGGCACAAAGCGCACCAGGTGGTTTAGGATTTGGTATGATACTTGATTTTTTGAGAAAAAATAAGGGGAGTTTCATAATAGTATCAGGAAATGAAAGTTATGAACTTAATAATTCGAAAGAAAGATTTGGAAAACTTGATAATATATTTTATGGGACTATAGTCACTATTTCATTCAATTTAGATGATGATTTTTCTTATATATTAATTGATGATGATATTATTGAATTATAGGAGGAAATATGGGAATTGTTAGAGTTAATGTAAGTGAAGTTATTAATAGCCCGTCTGCTCTAACTAGGGAGCAAGGGGAAAAGGTTTATAATTGTATTGTTAATAACATTAAATTAGAAAACAGTGTTATATTAGATTTTAATCAGATAGAAAGTATAATAACACCATTTCTTAATGTTGCTATTGGTAAGTTGTATGGAGATTATCCAAGTGATACTATAAAGAAATATTTGGAGATTATAAACATACCAAATGGTAAAGCAGCTTCATTTAATATAGTTATTAGAAATGCAAAATCATACTATGGTAATACAATAGGATACGAGAATGCTATAAATAATACGTTTGAAAATGAAAAAGGGTAAGAAGATGGAAAAAAATAAAATCGATATAAAGAAATTTTCGCCTACAAAGAATGACAAGTTTATTTTTGATACAAATGTTTTGATTAACTTGTTTTATCCCCTAGATTTTAAAAACCATACGAATACAGAATCTTATGCAAAATTATGGGAGGAGATAAATGCTAGAAATTTAAAGGTGTTAATAACATCGATACAATTATCAGAATTTATTAATCGTTGCATAAGGTTTCAGTATAATTTATACCAGGAAGATATAAATAGGCAGATTGAATACAAGAGAGAGTATAGAGAAACAGAAAACTACAGAGAATGTATGACAGATATTTTACAAGTTGTAGAAGATCAAATATGCAAAAGATTCGATTTTATTGATGATGGATTTAGTAAAATGGATAAAAAGAAAATATTTGTATATGGTTTTTCTTATGATTTTAATGATGCTTTATTGGTTCAAGTAGCTAAACAAAATGAAGCAATTTTAGTTACTGATGATGCAGATTATGCAAACTATAGTGAACCAGTAAAAATTGTAACAACAAATAGAAAATTGCTTATGTTTACATAATTTTTTGAATCTATAAATAAAGAGGAATAAAAGCTAGAGCGTGCTCTAGCTTTTACTGTATTTTTAACAGATATAAATAAAAAATTTTTTTAATAGTTCGTTCCCTGCAAAAAAATATTAAATATATTAACAATTAGAAAAAAGGTACAAGCTGTGTTAAGCAAGTGCCTTTGTAGAATAATCAAATTATATGGCAAATCTAATGGCAAATAAATATAAAATATAAAAAATATAGTGTAATTATTATTAGATATAGTATGATTAATAAAAACCAGTGGAAATCTACAATTTACAATGTTTTTGGACTATAATAAGATATAAAAAAATACATATTAATATAAGAAGAAACTCTTCAAGTCAAACCGCAGGTCGTGGGTTCAAATCCTACTGCCCCTGTCATGAAAGCCTTGTAAACTTCGTGTTTACAAGGCTTTAGTTTATTTATTCACCATAAAGCCAAGTATTTTCTGCGATTAAAAGTTGTCGATCTAATTCACTAAATGAGGAATAAGAGTATCGAGGTAATGTACATACACCACAATCTCTGTCAAAAGTATTATACATTTTACGACCACAAATCATACATTCACTGGAGCAGTAAACAAATTTTCGTGCTTTTGTGTTGTAGAAGTGTTTGTATAACACATTATCAATTTCACCCATTTGGTTATTATGGGTAACTATGTAAAGTCGCCATCTTTTATAATCATTATAAGCTATATTTGCCGCTTCTTCTGATAATCTAAATAGATTCACTACATCCCTATAATTTTTACAAGAGTATTGTATAGCTATACGTGGTGCTAGGATATTACTAGCAAAAATATTAGCGGAAAATTCATCCTCTGAATTAAGTAATATATGACCCAGCTCATGCATTAAAGAAAATCTGATTCTTGTCTCAGGTTTTTCATCATTATAAAAGATACTTTTCTTCTCACGTATTGTAACAGCATCATCGCTAAGTAAGAAGCAAGCATTCCTTTTGGCATTTGAAAGAGAGGAATACTTTATAAGTTTATAATCAAAATTGTGTATTATTTTATGGCAATCTACAGGGAATGATTTGATCTTACAAAATGTAATTGCTGAACAAACGGTCTTTAATATTTCTTGAAAATCTATAGTAATCAGCCTTCTTCCTCATCATCTGATAATATAATTTGCGCAAGTTTCATTTTTTCGGCTTGTGAAAGATTATTTTTACTACGTGTATATACAGTAAGTAGATCTTTATAAGAATTAATTATATTCGTGCTATCTTCAATTGTATCATCAAAATCATCTAATGAAAGCCCCAATACTCGAGCAATCGCTTTTAATGTTTCAAGTTTTGGATCTTTTGTCACGCCACTAAGTATTTTGTCTAATGTGCCTTTAGGCACTCCTGATCGTTCTGCTAATTCAGCGGTTGTAAGTCCTAGCTTCTTTTTATACTCTTCTATAATCTCTAAGCCCATTTCACATTCCTCCTTTTTATATATCTATATTATCACCGTTAACGGATATAGTCAAGAAAAATATTTCCGTTACAATCCACAAATTATCCATTAACGGAAAAAATATTCAAAAAATATATTGACTATATCCGTTAAAGGGTATAACATATACAACATAATATCCGTTAACGGAAAAGGAAGGAGTTGTGTTAGTGTACAGAATACTTAAAGCAGAGATGGTAAGAGCTAATATATCAATCAAACAGCTTTCAATGAAGTTAGATATTACAGAAAGAAGCCTCAGAAATAAAATAAATGGTGTAACAGAATTTACATTATCAGAATCATTAAGGATTAATGAAGTAATGAACGAAAAAACGAAGTTAAATATTTCCTTAGAAGATTTATTTGAAAGATAAGGACATGTTTAATTTATGGAGGGATAGAAAATGCTACAAGTAGTATTTGGCAATGATGATATTAGCAAGAGTCATAAGAATGGGCTGTGCTTATTAAAGGTAATTATTCATGACATACATAGCAATCCAAGTAAAAACGAGATTTTTGCTAAGAGAGATTCTTATTCAGAAAATTGATACAAAATGAAGATCAATACTAATAAACGTAGAATGTGAGGTGCCTTATGACGGAGATGGAATTAAAACAATATAGAATCATAATTAAGGAAATTCAAGATTTAGATAAAAGAATTAACCAGCTATATGATAAGGAAATTGGAGCTGTGGCAACTAGGGTAAAGGGATCGTCTAGGACATTTCCTTATAGGGAAGTACGGACAAGCGTAATAGTTGATAATCCAATAGAAGTAGCTGCTAGAGATAGGCTGATTGCTTCTAGAAAGAAGAAGAAAGAACAGTTGCAAAACATAGCGCTTGAAATAGAGCAGTATGTAGATGATATAGAAGATAGTGAGCTACGGTTGATATTCAAATATAGGTTTATGGATGGTATGAAACTAAATGATATTGCTGAAGAAGTAAGCCTTGATCGCAGTGTAATTGGTAAGAAGATTCGTAAGTACATTGATTTGCCCCCATTGCCCCATAAAGCAGTGTTATAATTATAATAGATCATATAGAACAGCAATCAATAACAAAGTGACGGTTGTAATAAAGGGTGGCCTCCTTATCGTCTATACTATGAGAAGCTTCATCTTCTAGTAAATATAATATTGATAGCAAACTGTACAGTGAAATAATGTTAGCTGATTGGAATCTACAAACAGTTAATAAAGAACATGATCTTAATTATTTATAATAAATTGATTCAAGATATCTAGAACATGAGATCAATAAAGATTAAAGGAGTAAATCAAGTGATAAACAAAATAATCAATGCTATATCTCAAGCAATCTATCAGGAGTTTGGTGAAAACTACGGCATATATTCAGAGAGCGTGGCTGAGGAAGTAAGGAAACCTTATTTTTATATCTATAATACTACTCATAGCCTTGAAGCTAAACTAGGCAATAGATATATCAATAAGAACACATTCATGATTCAGTACTATCCTTCATTAACGAATGCGAAGGAAGAGATCGGGAATGTTATTGGCCAGCTGGAAGAAGTACTTGAGTTTATTATGATTGATAATAATCTTGTGCATGGCTCTAGTATGAAGAGTAATACCGTTGATGATGTACTAAATTTTCAGATTGAGTACAATGTTCACATGCTTAAGAAAGTAGAAGAAAGTGAACAAATGAAAAACTTTAGTTTAAAGGAGTGATTTGATTTGGCTACAAAGAAGGCAGAAACAATAGTAAATCCTAGTTTTAGCAAAACTCAGTTAGTAAAGAGTAATCGATTTAAGACAGAATCGGATTTACTAAACGCATTATTAAGAGATAACAAATTATACACAATTAGCGAAGTTGAGAAGAAAATTCTTGATTTTAAGAAAGGAAAGGTGAATTAAATGGGACTTGGTGGAGGATTATTCGTTACACAAAATAAGGTACTTCCTGGAACGTATATTAATTTTGTTAGCGCGGCTAGAGCAAGAGCAACTTTATCAGACAGAGGAATAGTTGCTATTCCAGTATCCTTAAATTGGGGAGAGGAAGCTACGGTTTTTACAGTTACAAATGAGGAGTTCAGAAAAGATTCATTAAAGATTTTTGGATATACATATGAATCTGAGGAAGTAAAAGGGATTAGGGAGCTATTTGCTAATGCAAAGAAAGTATATTTCTATCGTCTAAATAGTGGCGGGATCAAAGCCTCAAATACTTATGCAACAGCATTGTTTGGAGGAACAAGAGGTAATGATCTAAAGATTGCGATTGCACCTAATGTTGATGATTCCAGTAAGTTTGATGTATCTACTATGCTTGGTACGAAGGTACTTGATATTCAAACAGTCAGTGAAGGGGCAGGACTTAAAGCAAATGCATTTGTTACATTTAAGGCGGAGGCAACGCTTGAAAATACATCCGGTATTGCACTAACAGGAGGTACAAATGGTACTGTAGATGGAGAATCAGAGCAAAATGCGCTTAATGCGTTGGAATCTTATTCATTCAATGTACTTGGTTGCTTATCTGCGTCATCATCGGTTAAGTCTCTATATACCGAATATACCAAACGTCTACGTGATGAGATGGGAGTTAAATTCCAGCTTGTAGTTTATAACCAAGCAGCTGATTATGAAGGTGTAATCAATGTTAAGAATAAGGTATCGGATCAGGGGGCGGAGGAATCATCCTTAGTTTACTGGTTATCTGGAGCAGAGGCTGACTGTGCAATCAACAAATCATGCACCAATATGACCTATGATGGTGAATTTACAGTGATTACGGATTATAAACAATCGGAATTAGAAGCTGCTATTAGGGCAGGTGAACTTACCTTCCATAAGGTTGGTGATGAAGTTCGTGTGCTTGATGATATTAACTCGCTTGTTTCCGTAACAGATGAAAAAGGGGAAGATTTTAAGTCAAACCAAACCATCAGAGTATTAGATCAAGTCGGCAATGATATTGCGTTACTATTCAATAATAAATATCTTGGTAAGATTCAGAATAATAAATCTGGACGAGTTAGTTTTTGGTCCGATATCGTTGCTTATGATAAGGAACTAGAAAAACTTCAAGCAATAGAGAACTTTGATTCTGCTGAGGTGGTAGTAGAACTAGGAAATGATAAGAAATCAGTTGTAGCAGTTAATCCAATTCAACCAGTTAATTGCATGACTAAATTATATATGACTGTAATCGTACAGTAAGGAGGAGTAAGACATGGCTAATATTACAATGTTATCAAAGGATGCAATTGGTGCAGCCCTTGCAGAGTGTTTCGTTACAATAGACGATAAGAGATATAATTGCTTCAATTTTATTAACTTTGAATCAAACTTTAACAAGAATAAAACTAAGGTTCCTATCCTTGGAAAGACGGGTAAAGGAAATAAAGCCACTGGTTGGGAAGGCGACTTCAAAGCAACTATTCACTATAACACATCTATCTTTAGAAATATGATGAAGCGTTTCAAAGATACAGGTGAGGATATATACTTTGAAATCCAAGTAACTAATGAAGATCCTTCTAGTGCCGCTGGTAGACAAACGATTAATTTCTATGGATGTAATATTGACGGTGGAATCTTAGCTAAGTTTGATGCAGATGGTGAATATCTGGATGAAGAGATTTCAGGAACTTATGATGATTTTGAAATGCCAGAAGAGTTTGAATTGCTTGATGGTATGTTAACAAACTAGGAAACATTAACGTGAATAATTAGGATTTTTCACACGCAAAATTGTGCCTGCGGGCAGGAGTTCGCAGGCAATAAGAAAGGTATAGGTATTAATATATGAGTAACTTAAGCAGATTTTTAAAAACAAATAAAATAGTAAAAGAAAATGTTTTCTACCCTGTTACAAAATCTCTTGTAGATGAAAAGGGGCAACCAATGAAATGGGAGTTCAAGGCAATCACCACAGCACAAGACGAGATTATTCGAGATGATTGTACAAGCGATGTGCAAGTAACTGGTAAACCAGGGATGTTTCGACCTAAATTAGATACCAAAAAGTATATGGCAAAAATGGTATGTGCATGTTGTGTTGATCCATGTCTAGATAATGCAGAACTTCAGGATTCCTATGGTGCTAAAAAAGCAGAGGACTTATTGCGTGCTATGGTGGATAACCCAGGGGAATACCAAGATCTCTTATTATTTGTACAAAAGAATAATGGTTTTGACGTTACTATGGACGAAAAGGTAGAAGAGGCAAAAAACTAATTCGTGAGGGTGATAGTGAGTCAAATTACGCTCACTATTGCCTTCATAAATTCCATATACTACCTTCAGAATTTATTAATCTCGATGATAATGAAAAAGCATTTGTCATTGCGTCTATCAGAGTAAAGATTGAAGACGAAAAGAAAGAACAAGATAAAGCAAAGAGAAAATCGAAACATTAGAATCAAAAACAAAATATCAAAATTATGTTGTAAAGGATAGGAGGTGAGAAGATGGCAAGTATACAATCAGTAATGCTATTGGAAGAAAGTTACGCAGTATTCGAGGCAATAGACAATAAATTGGAAAGTGTTGCTACCTCTGTTAAAGAAGCGTTTAATATTGAGAAAATCATTGGCTTGTCTGATCAAATGGTTCAAACAAGTGCACGTCTTAATCTTATGAATGATGGTATGCAAACAAGCAAAGAATTGCAAGATATGATATTTAGGTCTGCACAAAGTTCTGGAACAGCATATCAAACCACAGCGGATAGAGTAGCGGGGCTAAGTAGTAATGTTAGAGATGTATTTAATTCTACAGCAGAGACGGTTGATTTCGCAGAATTAGTAAGTAAACAATTTGCTATTGCAGGGGCGTCAACAGAAGATACGAATAGCGCTTTTTCTAAATTAACTCAATCATTAAGTTCCGGTGTAATGCGTGGTGATGAACTTAATAGCATATTTGCTGAGGCGCCTAACATGATTCAGACAATTGCAGATTATCTAAGTGTACCTGTTGATACCTTAAACGATATGGCGGCAGGAGGACAACTTACTGCGGAGGTCGTGAAGAATGCGATGATATCTGCAACAGATGATATTAATAATAAATTCAATTCTATGCCAATGACTTGGGAGCAGGTAGGTAATACGATAAAGAATCAGGGTCTTATGGCAATCCAACCGATATTAGAGAAGTTTAGTGAGATTGCCAATAATCCAAGTTTTCAGGAATTTGCAGCGGGTATTGTGTATGCAATTTCTAACATCGCCAGTGTAATTGGGTGGCTACTGGGTTTAGCTATACCAGTGGCAAATGCAATATGTGATAATTGGTCAGATATTGAGCCTATTATTGTTGGGGTGGCTGGCGCGTTTGCAGCATTCAAATTATTAATATTAGGCTGTAAACTGGCGCAAGATATAGGTACGATTGCTATGTCGGCTTACTATGGAGCATGCGCATTAGGACAAATAGCTGTTGGTAATCTTACAGTGGCACAATCACTATTAAATGCAACAATGTTAAAAAATCCAATTATACTTATCGCAGCTATAATAATAGGAATCCTTTTAGTCGCATTATACCAATGGATAAAGAGCTGTGCGAGTTTAGAGGTGGCATGGCTTAAGGCAGAAAATACTGTATTAACAGCGTGGGACAACTTAATGATATGTGGCTCCGTGCTTGTGAATCATTTACTTACGGCCTTTGGATTGTTAAAGATAGGAATAGTAGCTATCTGGTATGGTATTATGAATTTTATAGAAATTACAATTGGTCAAATTGCAGTTATAATTCAAGAACTTCTTAATATGTTCATACCAGGTATTAATGAAATTATCAAAGTAATTAACAAATTACCCAATGTGTCTATAGATTTAATAAGTGAAGTTACCCTAGGTACTGATTTAGCAGCTGAAGCTGAGGCACGAAAACAAGCAAGGCAAACAGCATTGAATAAGATGATTACAGATGAGTACAATGACAATATAGCTCGTGAAACTGATATAGCTACTCAAAAGGCAGAAGCGGTAAGAGATGCAGCAGAGCGGAAAGTGAAAATAGAAGAAGCTACAAAACGAGCAAATGAAGTTAAGGAAAACGACACATCAAATGGTTTAGGTTTATCAGGAATACAACCTGGAATAGAAAGTACAGCAGAGAATACAGCAACAATTGCTAAATCAGTTAGCGATAGCACAGCAGAAATAAAGTACTTACGGGATGTAGCAGAACGAGAAGTAATCAACAGATTCACAACAGCAGAGATTAAAGTAAATATGGGTGGAATACACAACAAAGTAAATAAAAATACTGATCTAGATGGAGTGGTTAATCATTTGGAAAATCAACTATATGAGTCTTTGAATTCTACCGCAGAACAATACAACAGTTAGGGGGTGATACTATGTCATACGAATTTTATTTGGATAAGATGCTGTTACCTGTCACACCTTCTAAGGTTGACACAAAGATTAAGAATCAAAACAAAACAATAAATCTTATTAATGAAGGTGAGGTTAATTTAATTACAGCACCTGGTTTAACAGAGATAAGTTTTGATGCATTGCTGCCAATGCATGCGTACCCTTTTGCAAGGTATCTATTGGTTAATACAATCAGGGGAAATTCTAAAAAGGTACCAAGAATTTTAAAATATTTATATCCAAATTATTATCTGGATTATCTAGAAGAATTAAAGTTAAACTTACAACCCTTTTATTTTAAAATTATAAGAGATAAAGATAATAAGATATTTCCAACGGAAATGTTAGTTACCCTTGAGGAGTATGCGTTAACAGAGGATTCGAAAGATAATAATGATTTTACGGTTGCTATTAAACTTAAACAATATGTAGAGTATGGCACTAAGAAAATAGATCTAAAGACTACAAGGATGAAGACAGGAGGATTAAAAAAAGGATCGAATATAAAGTATTATACTGTTAAGAAAGGCGATACGCTTTGGGCAATTGCTAAAAAATATCTTGGAGATGGCTCTAAATGTTGGAATCTTGCCAAGCTTAATGGAATTAAAAATCCAAATCTAATTTATCAAGGACAGAAAATTAAGATTCAGGATGTAAAATCGTCAACAGCAAGTGCCGCTGGATATAGTACTAGTAGTAAAACAAGAAGATCTACAAGTAATAGATCCAATAATGGAAGTAACAAACCTAATAGTACAAGTAATAATAAAGTAAATTCAAAAAGTAAGGCAAATACTAATTTCGTTACTGAGGTAGATATTGTAAGCATATTTAATTATGATTTAGCAAAATCTAAAAACTCAATAACAGGAACAAAAGGATACAGTAGTACTAAGAACAACCAAATTACTGGCGGTGCCAATGGTAGTCAGAAAAACACAATAACTAGCAAATAGGAGGATAGTAGCATGTATGAATTAACTATTTATAACAACGACATATTGTATTATCCTTCCGTTATTGGCAATGTTACTTGGGAAACTGAAAGAAGTGGTTCACCAGGAACGTTGAAATTTGAGGTATATCAGGATGGTAACCTTGATTTTGAAGAAGGGAATGAAGTTCGATTCATAGATAATAGCGACAAGATTTTCTTTGGTTATGTATTTACTAAGAAACGTTCCTCAGATAATACAATATCGGTCACAGCATATGACCAGTTGCGTTATTTTAAGAATAAGGATACCTATTCGTATAGCAAAAAGAGTACGAGTGAGTTACTAAAGATGCTAGCAAAAGACTTTTACCTAAGAACAGGTGATATCGATGACACAGTTTATAAAATGTCAAGAGTAGAGGACAATACTACTTTATTCGATATGGTAATCAATTCTATGGATGAGACACTTAAGGCTAAGAAAAAGATTTATGTACTGTATGATGACTTTGGTAAGCTTAATTTAAAAAATATATCCAATATGGTTGTTCCAATTGAAATTGATCCATCAAGTGGAGAATCATTTGAATATAGCACTAGTATTGATTCGAATACATATAACAAAATAAAGCTTGTACATGAAGATGATACAACAAAGAAGAGAACCGTTTATGTTGATGAAGATATCGACTCTATTAATCAATATGGTGTACTGCTATATTACGAAACAATCCAAGATGAGACTCTAGTAAAGCAAAAAGCGAGCGCGTTATTAGAGTTATATAATAGTACTTCAAAAGATTTTAGTGTAAGTAATTGTTTTGGTGATAATAGAGTTCGTGCAGGGAGTAGAATCTGTGTAAGGCTTGTCATAGACAATGTGAAATTCAAAGGTTGGATGTTGGTTGACAAGGTTACTCATACGTATTCGAAGGATTCTCACTTTATGGATTTGAAATTGAGAGGAGTTGATTTTAATAGCTAATATGGCACAATTAATAAAAAAAGCAGCAATAGAAGCTGTAGAGGCAAGTAAACCTAGTGATTTAATATTTGGTAAAGTCATCAAGACTAATCCCCTTAGTGTAAATGTGGATCAGAAGCTCACTCTTAACGAGGAGTTTGTTTATGCAACTTATGCGTACAGCAAAATCATGCAAGATAATGACAATGTGGTTATGATACGGGCTAAGGGTGGGCAAAAGTATCTAATTATAGATAAGGTGGTGTAATCTATGTTACCTACAAATAATAACTTTATAGATACAGACGAAACAGTGTCGGAAGTACCAACTAAGACTTTCTTTATAGATTTTATTAACAATAAGATCGTTGGTACAGTTGATGGAATTGAAGCAGTAAAACAAGCTGTTTTTCTCATCTTAAATACGGAACGATATGAGAATATGGTTTACAATTGGGATTATGGATTTGAATCACAAGATCTTATCGGTATGCCTATTGGGTATGTATATCCGGAATTGAAGAGAAGAATCGAAGAAGCATTAACTCAAGATGACAGAATCGAAAGTGTTGAAGATTTTAATTTTGAGAAGAATGGCACTATTGTTACAGTTACCTTTACAGTTACAACTAATCAAGGAGCTTTTGAAACAGAAACGGAGGTGAATATCTAATGTATGAAGAAAAGACATATGAAGCAATTTACAATGAAATGATGACATCCGTAAAAACAAACTACCCAGGGTTAGATAGCCGTTCAGAAGGTGTGCTTGGTATTGCTATTTCGCCTTGTGCCATGGAACTTGCACAAGCATATGCAGAGATTGATACGATCCTTGATGAATCTTTTGCGGATACAGCAAGTAGAGAATTCTTAATAAGACGTGCAGCTGAAAGAGGTATTGAACCAACTCCTGCAACTTATGCTGTTGTTAAAGGTGTATTTAACATTGATGTCGAGATTGGAGAAAGATTTACTCTAGATGATTTCAATTACATTGTAACTGAGAAAATTAGTGCTGGGACGTACAAGCTTGAATGTGAAACCATTGGCAGCGAACCAAACTCCCATACAGGAAAGCTTATCCCTCTAGACTATATCGAAGGATTAGAAACTGCCAATATTACAGAAGTACTTATTCCAGGAGAAGATGAAGAAGAGACGGAATCACTGAGAGATAAATACTTCATTAGCTTAAGTAGTCAATCATTTGGAGGTAACATTGCTGATTACAAAGAAAAGGTTAATGAGTTATCTGGTGTAGGTGGTTGCAAGATTTATCCAACTTGGAATGGTGGCGGAACTATAAAGGTAGTAATTATTGATTCTGATTACAAGAAACCTACGGATGAATTAATTGAAGTAGTACAAAATCAGATTGATCCAGTTAAACAAAGTGGTGAAGGATATGGTATTGCTCCAATTGGACATGTTGTTACAGTAGCAGGAGTTGAAGACACTACAGTGAATATATCATCTACCATCACTTATCAAACGGGCTATGCCTTTGATGATGTTAGATCTTATATTGAAAAAGCTATTGACGATTACCTTTTAGAATTAGCAAAGGAATGGGATAAAGAGAATGCGTTGGTAGTACGTATTAGTCAGATTGAGTATCGACTTCTCAATGTAACTGGAATTGTTGATATATCAGGAACGACTATTAACGGTGAAGTTGTTAACCTTGTGCTCAAAGATAATAACATACCAACGAGGGGGACTGTAAGTGACTAAAGAAGTTGATTTGCTCTCATATCAAAGTAATATTATTCAACAGATAAGAGAGTTCAAGGTTTTATCAGAAGTGGAGAATCCTAAGCTAGAATGTGTATGGCAGGCGGTAGAAGACGCTATTAATGATCAATTTGCCACGACTCTAACAGATAACGGCTGTAAGCGTTGGGAAAGCATTATGGAGATTAATGCAAAGGATACAGACGATTTGGATTTCAGACGTTTTCGTATTCTTAGCAAATTGAATGAACAATTACCGTATACGTATCGAATGCTTGAATTGCAATTGCGAACTTTATGTGGTGAAAACGGATATTCAATGGTCCTTAGAAACAATGAGTACACTTTGATTGTGAAAATTGCTTTAACATCAAAGAATAAATATTCTGATGTTGAAACTACATTGAGAAAATACGTGCCGGCTAACATTGTACTTGATGTTTCATTAATGTATAACACACATGAAATATTATCACAGTTTACTCATGAGCAACTTGGTAAGTATACCTATTATGAATTAAGAGAGGAAGTGATTGCGAATGGCAACTGAAACAAAGAATTTAAAGTTAAGCAAACCAGATAAAACGGACTTTTATAATATTGATCTAGTGAATACTAATATGGATAAGATTGATAAAGCGATTGGCGAAAAGGCAGATAAAACCGAAATAACTATTACTAAAACTATACAAGCAGTATTATCTGGAACATCATGGGTAGGAAGCGCTGCTCCATACACTCAAACTATAACTGTAGATGGTATCTTAAGTACAGACAATCCAATAGTAGATGTTATTTTATCAGACTTATTAGGAACTGCTATACTAGAAGAGAAAGCATGGGGAAACATAAGCAAAATAGTAACTCATGATGGAAGTATTACTGCAATATGCAATAAAAAGAAACCTGTAACTGGAGTAAAAATTCAATTGAAGGTGGTGAAATAAATTGGGAGAAGCGTTTTTAGTAAGAAAAGGTGGCGGTGTAGATGCGTCTGATTCTACAGCCACAGCTGCAGATATAATATCTGGCAAGAAAGCATATATTAGTGATTCAGATGAGCCAACGGTTGGAACAATGCCATTAAATCAAAATGCAATCTCTGGCACCAATCATATACAATGTGATGACAACCCAGTTGTAGGTGCTTGGTCTAATGATGGAAAAGAGCGTCTATATATTAGACCAAACCCTGTAACAACTTCTAGACAGGCATATGGTCCAGATATCTTCTTTACCAAGGAGACATCAGCTCTAGCACAACCGTTAGGTGTTACAGCAGACAAGATAGCAAAAGGTAGTGTTATATGTGGAGTTACTGGTACTGCAAACACAGATGGTGGTATCTCAAACTTTCCAGTTACAATATCACTATCACAACCATCTCCTCAAGCTGTAGGTCATGTTTGGGTACAGACTAATAGAATATCTACACCTACTAGAATATATGTAAGAGAGGCTATTGGTGCAGACATGGTAAATGGCTCACTTATTTTTACTGCTGATGATATGACAAAATCAATGTACAATGTTATAGGAAAATCTAGTGGTATTCCTGCTGATTTATACTACGAATCAGGTACTGTACACGATTGGTTAGTTGGTGGTCTGCCAGGATACTACTACTATTACTTACAGTATCCAAGAGTTTACACTAAAGTTAATGAAACAATCTATATTGAGAATGCTTATATTTGGAACGGTTCAATTTGGGTCTTAGTAAGTAATGCTGACAGATATTTCTTAGGTGTTGGATCAGGAAATACCTCACCATATCAAAGACTAGTTGGTGCTAACTGGATAGGGGGCTCTCTTACACCAAAAGAAATTGGTCTTGGAGGAACTGCATCTGGTTCAGGTAATGGTATCACATGCAATAGAACTGGAAAGTATATTTCACAGTACTTTTATAATACAAATACACTTGAAATCTACAAAAGAGAGGGAGACACGTTCACGATATTTCAAACTCTTAGTGCATCTGCATTTGCATCATACTTTAGTGGAAATACACCTAGACTAAGTTCTGCAGTATTTAGCTCAGATGGTATTTATATGGCAGTACTTATGGGTGATTATAGTATTTCAAATATAGTAGCGAATAGAGCCAAACTTTTTAAATTCAAACTAAACTCAGCAGGTACAGCTTTTGATTTGTTTTCGTATGCTGAGATAGACAGAAATGGGTCTCCAAACTATAACTGCGTGTCAGGTAGTGATGATTTATCTTCAATTTTATTAGTACTACAAAACTCTTCCTCGTATTTCATAGGCTACTCACTTATGGGTAACTTCACTGACACGCAGACTCTTACCTATCATACCAATGCATCCTATTTCTATAAGCCAGCTGTTTCTGGAAATGGGTTGTACGGAACACTTATAACTTCAACTGAGGGTGGCTACGCATTCTATTTTGACGTTCCTAATAGGAAAACATATACTGCAAGTACAGGACTATACGCTAATGTTAACTCGATATCTAACTTTATGAGCCTTACCAATAATGGTGAGTTTATAAGCACGAGAGCTCACAATTATGGTGAAAATGTACTTAGAATAGTTCATTATATAATTACCTTAAGTGGTACTACTTTAAGTGTTAATTATCTTCAAGATAAGACATTTTACACGGCTGAATCTGGTATTACTGATATATATGCTAAGGCATCAGCCATAAGTTACTATGGTGACCAGAACAACTGCTATATTACTGTAACCTGTGGTAGTGGCAACTCCTCATATGGCTCACGAATAAGGCTATATAAAGGTGTATTTTCAGGAGGAGCTTTAACTGGTTTATCTCTGTTGAGTGAGACAAACTTAGCTTACCAAACAAACTACTATGTTGGATTATTGATAGGAGGTCAATAAAATGTGGTATTTATATAATGAAAACTATGTAATCACTTCAAAATCAGAAACAGAGCCTGAAGAAAGTAATAAGGTATACTATGATGAAGAGTTAGACTTAGATATGTACAAAGTAACTGTAGGCAGCATACAAGATGTTGATGGTAGACCAACTATTACTTACATTGCTAAAAAGCTTAAGAGTAACTATGAATTAGCTCAACAGATTAAAGAACAAAATTCTTTGTTAGTTTCACAACAAGAGCAATTAGCTAGTATACAAGATGCAATTGATTTTATACTGATGGCTTAGTGATTGTAGATAGTATTTTGAAAGGAGGGGAGAAATTGGCAGGTTACTTAGCTATGAGAATTAAAGGTGGATTTTTAAACTATAATGCAGTTATAGCAAAATATCCACAGTTCGAAGAGGATATCAATCTAATTCTTGGAAGTGACAGATATATTGTTAGCCAAGATTAATAATACCAAAAGAGCCGAATGGCTCTTTTTTGTTGCAATATCGCAACAAGGAAAGAGAGGATAGTATGGAAAAATTAAAGGAATTAATTTGTGGATTAATAGGTATAACAGGTGGAACTATTGCAAGAATGTTAGGAGGTTGGAGCGCAGATCTTCAAACCCTTATTACATTCATGGTAATTGATTTTACTATGGGACTAGTTGTAGCTTTTGTATTTAAGAAATCAACTAAGACAGAAACAGGTGCTGGAGAAAGTAATGCTTGTTTTAAGGGACTCTGCAAGAAAGCTGTTATGTTGCTAATAGTACTTATTGCGTATAGACTTGATATAACGCTACAAGTCAACTACATACGAACAACAGTTATTATTGCACTCATTGTGAATGAGCTAATAAGTATTATTGAAAATGCTGGACTAATGGGAGTTAAGTTTCCGAAAGTTATTACAAATGCAATTGATATATTGCAAAAGAAATCAGAAGAAAGTGAGAGTGGGAAGAATGAATAATACAGATCAATGTAGAGCTATAGAGGAGCTTAATCCACTGTGCCAGATATTGCTTAATAAGGCACTTAGAGATATAAAAGCAAGCGGCATTAATCCTCTTATAGTAGAAACGTATCGAAGTCAAGTAAGGCAAAATTACTTGTACAGTCTTGGACGTACTGTAAAAGGCACTAAGGTTACATGGACACAAGTTAGTATTCATACAAAGCGAAATGCAATCGATTTAGTACCGCAGCGAAAAATTGATGGTAAGATGACAGCTATCTGGAACGCGCAGGACAAAGAAACAAAGAAGATCATTGCAATCATGATAGGTTATGGATTTGAAGCAGGGGCAAACTGGTCAACAAGTCCTGACAGTCCACACTTTCAAATTAAAGGAGTAAGCGCAACTTCTAAATCATTTGGTTCAACAAATACAAACGTTTACATCACTAAGATGATTCAGAATGCCTTAAATGATAAAATTAAAGTAGGATTGATAGATGATGGTAAGTGGGGAAGTAATACAACTAAGGCTGTTAATATATTCCGTAGTCAATTTAAGTGGAAAGAAGACGGAAAGGTTGGAGTAGAAACATTGAAGAAGTTATTAGGTTAGTTAGAACACAAAAAGGCGCAAGCTGTTAAGCAAGCGCCTTCGTTCAACTCTAATTGCTATAATCTTAAAATTTTTAACACCATCTCAGCAGCGATTTGTAATTCAATCAAAATCGTTTGATTAATTTATGAGACACCAGGGGATAGGCAGTTGAGCTTGTTTATGTAGAGTAAGGTTTTAATACAAAAGGCCCACCTAACAAGATGGGCCGTGAAAAATATTATTGTGAGCAGTATTTAGAAATTAAATCTAATAAATCGCTTAAGTTACATGAATTGAAAAAATTAAACATAATTTTATCCTCCTTTGAATGACTACTGTTTCTTAGGAACAAATTAATTGTAACACTTATGTAACAAAATTGTAATATTTAATTAATGGAATACAAAGTAATAAGTGGAAAGCAAATAGTGTATGGCTTGTGATTGAAATATATTAGCATTACAACAGCACAAGATGAAACAAGTAGAGATCATTACAATCTTACGGCAAAAAAACAAGAGCCATGATGGCTCTTATAAAAAGGGGAGGTTTATGAAAAATTTATCTATATAAAAAGGTTATTAGCTTCCTTTGATAAATTAATAATAACATTCATTTGTGTAGTAAGTATGGAACATTAATGAAGAATATGTGAACATTCTGGAAACATTCTGAGCCGTAAGGCTCTTTTTTATTATCAGTGTAGAAAGGTATACCCACCTCATTGTTAGCAATCACAATTCGAAGAGCCAGGATCATCAGACTTTTCCGAGTGGATACAACATTCCTTTTGAAAACTTTCATTTGCAAGGATAGTAGCAATTGTATCACCTAATTGAGTTAAGGCAGCAGCTAGTAATTCAAGTTCTTCCTCTGATAAACAATTTGATAATGTACAAGCGATACCGGTTATGGTAGCAACTAAACTACAAGAATTCATAGTATATCCTCCAAGTATCATAAATCATTACTAGATATATATGCTTTTATAGCAAGTATTAATTCAAAAAAGATAGCATTTTATATTGAAGTGAATAGTTAATATATATTTAACAATACTAATATCGAAACTAGTTTGATTCATTTAGAATATGAAAGATGATTGTGAGGTAGCATATGGACAAGAAACAAACATTAAAAGCGGAAGCTAAGAAAGACAACGAGAAGTTTAATAGTATTACCAACAAAGTTAAAGTAGAGAATCAAAATCAGACACATAATGTACGTGAAGAAGGCATAGGTAGGATAGGAAAGACGAGATAATTGTGTACTTTTTGAAAAAGTGTAACATATAATAACTTTAATCTTGTTAATTTCGTATATGTTGTCTAAGAAAGGATAGAAAATATTGTCATATTACAGTTTGACTATTAAAAAGAAATATGATATAACTATACCATTCACTAAATGAAACTTATAAGAAATGTATTTGCAATAGATCTAGCCGCCACTTTCTATTGTAATAGTTAAAGGAGTCGTGTGTATGGAATCTGTAGAAATCAAATTACAGGCACCAGAAGATGTAAAGGAACTAGTAGCAGCAGCTGAGAAATGTGATTTTGATATTGATGTAATTTACCAAAGAATTATTGTTGATGCAAAATCCTTTCTAGGGGTATTAAGTATGGGATTACAGAAATCTTTAATAGTATCTTGCCACGGATATGATAAAGAATTTTCCAATACATTAAGAAAATACTCTGTTATGTAA